GTGGTATGTGTTTTTCTTTATTAGAATTAGGCGTTACGGTTATCAGTATACTTCCTGATTTCGTGTAATTCATTACGCCTAAATAGTTGTCAAACGCTGCCGTTGGCGCTGTGAAATTCGAGGTATAACGAGCAACTTTAGTTATGCGAATATCATCCAGATAGCCTTTAAAATCTGTATAATTCGTATGTCCACCTATAGATGGATAGCCAGTGCTACAGGTAATAGAACCAGAATATGACCCAGTAGAACCTATTTGAATCCCATCCACAAACACATAAAATGTATTTGATGACCTGACTACCGAAAGGTGCGCCCAGGTGTTTAATGGTAAAGCGGCTGTAGCTGTCATTATGTTAGTGCTTCCAACATTGACAATGACAGAGCCATCCGTGTTAAATATTCTGATCCCCAAGTTAGTTGCTTGGGCAAGTGTCGCATCGCCACTATACAGTGCCGCATAACTTGTAAAAGTATCGCGGCGTACCCACATTTCAATCGTGAAATTCCCTGTACCAAAAGAAAAATCGGTATTTCCTGATACTGTTAAATAGTCACCAACTCCATCAAAATAAGCACTTGAACCGCCAAATTTACTTTGTGCGGTGCTAACATTCGTATTTCCAGAAGGCGTAACCGTCTTTGAAAGGAATGAATTATCCGTAAATGTAGTCGACCCATTAGCCCCATCACAATGCAATAGCAGTAGGGTACTTGAAATATAGGCATCCGCCATGGCCGTTCCTTAAGCGACTGTCACGGTAGGCGTTATCGTGTACGTGTCATTCTGCGCCATGATATAAGGCCCAGCGTTGTCTACTTCAATGGCTACTATGCGCGGCGTGGAGCCTTTGGTGACAATGAAATAACCGTAGATTGAACCGGTATAAGCTGAACCTGTGGCGGTAAATGTCTGCGCGGCATAAGTTCCGGTGTCTCCTGTTACTGTCCACGAGCCATCTGTTAAGGTTTTACGGGCATAAGAGCCGCCTGTAGGTTCTGTTAGTGTTGCAGCTGTGATAGTTTCCGGTGCCGTGGTATTCGTAAACAAGCCCAGGCTTAAGTCGGTTCCGCGATCTGCGTCGGCATTTTTAAGCAGGAGATTGGCGACTAAGGTTTCGCCTTCGTTGGGTAATATTCCAGCCATGTCGTTCTCCTTATTGGGTGGCTAGGGCGATTGTGAAGGTATCAACAGTTGTTAAACTGCCTACCGTTGTCGCCGTGCTGGTGAGCTGTAACACGCCTGATGTGGTGCCAACATCAAAGTCCATGCGGGGCAGGGAGGTTGAAGCGCCCCCGGCATCGGTGGCATTGCCTACGAAACGCGCCCAGCCGATTTGACCTACCGCCGAGCCTTTTAATTTCCAGTTATCTGATGACTTTGACAGCACACCAAGAACAGCGGGAGTCGTGAATGTCAGACCGTTAAGTACATTTCCCGGCGTAAAGACTCCAGCATCTTTTGAGATCGTACCAAGTAGAGAACCTGACACAGCTGAATCCGGATCGGCTGGCCGCGAACCCGAATAACAGTAGATGCACCCAGTTGAGAAAATACTATTGAGCGAGCCTGTGCTTAACAACATGGTTTTTGCACCTGTACTGAGATTAATGTTTGCTATTGACATGATTGTTTCCTCTAGGGATAAGGAGTCTCACGACTCGAAAAAAATCTGTTATTTAATTGCTTCCTGCTGCTTCCTTAGCCTGTCACGAGCTTGATCGTAACTTTCTCCTGGTCTCGCATATTTTTCTATGTAAGCCTTGGTTATCTTAGGTTGTTCTATCTTCTTAGGCTCATATTTGAATATGAATTTAACAATCTCTTTACCACGTTTTATCTGTTTTATATCTACTTTCAGATTACTAAAATCATTTATGTCCTTTACTGTCGGCAAAACAACAAATTTCTTTAAATCGCTGGTTGTTTTATATTTTTCGCCTAGTTGCAATGATTTTCTTATCCAGTCAACATCTACAATTAATTCACTTCTATCGCTCCAACTAGCTAGTAATTCATAAAATCTAAAACTATAAGAGCTTTTGAATCTGGAAACGTCCTTTAATTTATACTTAGTAAACTTTTTCTTTAATTCTGAAATGTAGGGGATTATTTCAGGTGAAAAATATAAGGTAACTTCCCCTTTAATTTTTTTGTGTTCTTCTTTATAAATCCATCTTGCATTAGAGCCATCTATTTCATTTCCAATATGAATATTCCTGTTATATAACTTGATAGCCGCTTTAACCAAGTCTCTATAGGCATTATCTCTTTCAATACCAAGCTCGGTATAAAAGTCATCTACTGTTACGGTAACACCATAATCAACTGGAGCTCTTATCCTTGAATCCCATTTTGCAAGACATAGCAAAATAAGCCGTTGCTCGATAACCGACAAATCATAACTCGCCACTTGAGTTAATTTGTTGTCTTTTGCTACGATTAATTTACTTGTCATATAAAAATCCAATAAAAATTAATAGTATAGCTATTAACTGGTATTTTTACATTTATAAATTCTTTTTAACCTGCATTTTCTCCTAGCAGTTTAGTCATTTTCTCCCAGCAACCTGCATTTTCTCCCAGCAACCTGCATTTTCTCCTAGATGTCCTCTGTAAGCATTGAACTACGCGGCCTCCAACACGCTTAAAACAAGAATAAAACAAGATTAAAAAGAAAAATGGCGGTTTCGCTATCGCTTCAAAATCACTATTTAGCATTCCAAACCGGCCCTTGTGAGTCCGAGAGTGTAACCATGCGCTGTATTCCGTCCGACTCAACAATGGCCGTGCTGACATTATTTCCAGCCGGGAATGATACTTTTCGCTCCGTGAGATTCTCAAATGGCGGGAACGCGCAAATGCCTCGTGATGAGAATATGCGAACGCTGCCATCAGGAAGTCGCGCTATTGGCCGTCCTTGCGATGTTCCATAGCTTGTCAAAGGCGTTAAAGCCCCCTCTGACCACACATAAATAGCGGAACTGGTCGCCACCACCAAGCCTTGTAACGTGGGCATCAAAGCCCGTAATTGGCCTTGCACGATGAAATAATCGCTATCCCGTGCGTAGAGGTGGGGATGATAAGGTTTAGACCACCAGACAATGCTCCGTTTGTCGTCTAGTGGTTTTCCGACATAGAGCGATGAGTCATAATAGGCCAGTTGTTCAACACTATCTGGGAATGGTTCACTCAAAACCTGCACATCATCTAACGGCATCCCTGAAGCGTCGTAATAAACCGAGCCGCCTGCTTCGGTTAAATAAGTTCTGACGGTATAGCCTACCGAGGGCGAATCGGTAGTGATGGCAATACCGCCAGGATTCATTAATTCAAGGCTTTCAACAGGGGCGCTACCGCTTTCAAGGCCGGTAGGCGAGACAAAGGTATAGGTTGCTGAATACCAGCCAGCCGGTAAGCTGCCAGTTGTCGCGGTTAAAACGGGAGGGAAGCGTGGGAAGGTAAAGCTAAGGTTTCTTATTTCATTGCCGATAATACGAAAACCGTCGTTGGTATAGAGAACATTCCTATCGTCTGCAAAGGCCGTAGCAGTACAAGCGCCTAAATTAGCCAAATTTAAATCACTGAGGACACGATAAAGATAACCACCCGCTACGAGGTAGCTTTCGCCTTCAAAGGTCGTGTAGGCGCTGGTGATGTTGGAAATAGCTTTGGTGAGTGCATACCCAGGACGCTGTGTAAGAACCCCTGCATCGCTCAAGTCAACGTCAATGGCCGACGCTAAGGCGTTGTCCGGTATTGAACGTGGGTTTTCTTTGTTGTAGGTTCCCAAGAAGGAATTTATGATCACGGTCTTATCCCATGATTTTGATTGTTAGATTCTAGGCTTTTGAATCAGGTAACACAAACATTATGTTAATAATGCCACTATCTTTGAAGCTTTAAGTGCTTTTGGGTAGTACGTAAAAGTAGACACGTTAGCCAATCCACCATTCAATAGTGTCACTGTGGTTATCGGATTCGTTATGCCTGTATATTCAACAGATGTTGCACCTCCTGCTAGCGTGTATAAATAAGTGCTACCATTTTTCACGGTATTGTTATAAGTAACAACATAGGTTCCTGCTGTGGGTAATGTTAGATTAAACGTACCAAATGCACTAGGTGTCCTAAATGCCGTACCAGATGCTTTAACGACAAAAGTCCCTTGCTCTGCGTTATACCAGCTTAATGCTGCACCTGTGAAACTGGCTACATCGGCTGGACGGGCTATAGCTGTTCCTGCTGTTGAAATATAACTGGACATGGCTGTTCCTGCCTCAGCCTGCCCATTTGTATTAGTTCCCGCAAAAGTAAGTGTTAGTGTCCCTGCCGTAGCCGTTACTGTTAATGAAACCCTATTCCCTGCGCCTGTTCCCGTTAGCGTTCCTGTCGCTGTACCTGTAAGTGTACAAGTGCCTGTTCCAGACATTGAAATTGTATAGGCTTGTGCAGTCGTTGTTATATTTTGAGTTGCGGGTGTTGCTGAGTTAAGCAGTAAATTAGTCCTGGCTTCCTCAGCCAGCAAAGTAATTGGCCCTGCTAACGGGGTGCCAACAGCTTCAGTGACCACACTAGATGCAACTGTGTTGCCGTTGGTAGTGGGGAAATATTTAACACCATCAACTCCTGCACCATGATATGGGGCTGCTAAAACGTTTGCTGATACATATTCACTTGGGTTTTGATTGGCTTGACCTGTTACATCTTCCAATAGTGGATGCCAAACTTCTATAACATCCCCAGTAGTTTCGATTCGAACACCTATATAGGCTTTGGTATTTGATTGCGTACCAGTATAACTAAAGCGTTTCCATGTTGATGAAACCCCACTTAAAGCTGACCCTGCTGCTCCACCTACTGTCAAAAATGTTATATTTCCTGTCCCTGTAACTCTTCTAATCCACCAGCTTGATGTTGCTGTATTTCCAGTGGGTTGTGTTGCATATAAATAAATAGTTGCACTACCAGTAGCCGTTATAACCCACGCTGTTGTTGTCCCATCAGGAGCTACAGCGGTAGGCGTCCCAGGATTTGTGCAACTGGATAATGTCCAACCCCCTGCTACCGTTAATACTTCTGGTTTAGGTATTAAATTCTCAACCCTTCTCGCATTAGCAAACCTAGCTTCATTGGCTTTAGCAGTTTTTATAAGTCCTTCAAAGCTAACAACAGATGACGTTATGTTACGTGCCCAGGTTAATCGCGGGTCAATCTGTGGCGTTTTACTGAAATCAAGGCCAAGCGATGGTTTCTTGTTTGCACCAAACAAAATTGTTTTGATAGCTGCTGTAAGAAACATGCTTTTAAATCTCGGTGGTATGAATCGTTAAGCGATAGACTGCGCTTGCAGTAGCCGCATAAGAACCTGCGGTTTGCATTTCTACAAAGAGACTGGTTGAGGCAAGCGTGATTTGTTTATTGATTCCGTCATTATCAATAAAAAGCGTTGAACCTTCATCTATCGGGGTTCCTAATGCCACTTTCCCCAAATATTTACCACGATCACCTGAGACAATATCCCAAGTAGCTGCGTCTGCTGCTGCGGTTGGAGAGGCGTTATAAAGCCGGATATTAAAGCCGGTCATACCACTATTTACAGCGGCTACATCTATTTCAAGTTCGATAGACGTTATCATTACCTCGCCACCGAATTTGCCCATATTTGCAAAGGTAAAGATGGCTGATCCGCCCACATCCCCAATAAGTTGACCGGCTGAATAAGTTGGGGTTGTCGCAGGTCGCGTGATGGTTACAGTACCACCATGTCCGGTCGGTGTTGGTGTAATAAGCTTTTGTAAAATACCCTTCAATAGCGCAATAGTAGACCACGCACTACTGGAATCGGTCGCTAACGCATCGGCTGAAGTTCCTGTCGCTACAGCAAATACGCCATCATTTGATAGCGTAACGGGTAACGAATTGGCCGCTGTTTTAGTACCGAGTGAAGTAGGTAATAACGCAATTAATGACGTTAGCCGTTGCGATACACGTTGTAGCCTTCCATTTAAACCACTTGAAGCAATATCGGTTGCTGGTGCGGTTTCGGTGACTGCACCTATTTCTGTTTGCAGGGCTTCAACGGCGGTTTTGACAGATAGCTGTGTAGCTTCGGTTGTATCTGATGAACCGCCTACACCTGCCGCCATTTCAACAAATTGAGCGCCCGTTAGCGGATTGCCAGTCGCTTTAAATTCGGTTTCGTTAATCCCGGTTGTTTGGACATTTTTTGATAGTTCAATGGCTGGCATAATAGCGGTTCCTTAAATCAGACACACTTTGTTTCGGTGCGGCCTATTGGCATAATTGCTGCGTTGGTTATCGGCGCTTGGTCGATTGCCAAAGATCGCCGTAAATTTTTTCAAGTGATCGTTTGCCCTGCCCATATCCTGAATATCCAGATCAGGCTGACTAAACGCACGGTAGAGCGTCCATTCCACCAGACTGCGGTGGTGGTTGCGCTGTATTTCCGGTTCGTCACCTGCACTAGACATAGCGTCCAATGGCAAGCGGTAGACTTCCAGCTTGAGCGTATAGGGTTTTTCAGGTTTGGGTATTAATTCGAGAGTGTTATCGTATTGAATAAACCAGCGTGGAGTCCCGTGTTCAATGCGCCAATAGCGATTAATCCGGTCCATCTCTATGCGGTCTGTAGGGTGTAACCGTTCCCAGTTGGTATCAGTGATGACAATATCTGCATAGCACACGGCATATATTTTTGAGTCTAGTGAATAAATACTGTTAGTAAGTGATACGGAAATCGTACAAAATGCGCTGGTCTTGTCGAATAGCAGGTTTTTTCTGAACGCGGCTTCTTCTTCGGCCTCGTTTAGATAGTCGATAAATAAGGTTTGTGAGATTAGATAGTCTGGCACACTGTCACCAAACTGGTTTCTAAAAAGGCGTTCCAGTTCGGCTACGGTCATTTTTAGGTGACTCCGTACAGATCAATCAACCGGGTGACTTGGGTTTTCATATTGGGGATTGACATACGCTTGTCTATTTTATGTCCTGCAAAATTAGTCGCTGCGTATTCAACTAAGGCTTCCGGTGTGTCCATGTTCTCCACCATATCACGCGCAGCCTGCACATTTTCATCTGGTTCCTGGTTAGGGTTAGGTGTGGGTATGATAGCGGGTTGTACGTCTACCGTGTCTGCACTGAGTTCGTAAACGTCTTTGTGCCTTAACAGTTTTTCCGCAAGGTCGTCAGGCACCAGGACGGTTTCGCCTTTGGTGAAATTGATTTTGCTACCGTAGGCACCTTCGCAATAAAATTGTCTCGCGCCAATATAACGTACAGCGATCATGATTTACCTCTTAAAAATATCACGGGCAATAAAATAGGAAATTACCCGTGATTAGTTTGTAACTTATTGATTAAGCTGGTAAACCTGTCCACCTGCCAATCACATCAATGTCCAGAACACCGACCGCATCCGCTGCCGCACCTGCCCATAACAGGGTAAGGTAGGCATCTTTAGGCAGTTTGGCAGGGGCTTTAATGCCCGTTTTACGCAAAATAGCCGTTGAAGATAAGGCTTGTGTGGCCGGGACAAAATACGCGGCATCTTCAGCCGGTGTCGCATCCACGCCATCACAATATTTGTAGCCAATCGAACAGGTTGAACTGCCGGTAAAGGCATCCGATATGGTTACTAGGCAATCGTGGATCTCAAAGCCAGCCGGTATCTTACCCAGAACCAGCGTATCTGCGATCTGAATAGCATCGGTATGGTCTGAATCCAGCCAAATCCCGCCTGTAGCCAGTGTCAGGTTAAAGGTTAGTCTAGTCTCGTTGCCATAGGCAGCGGTAAACGGGACGTTGTTGTTTATATTCTTGCGGGTAACGACGGCAGTCATTGGAATCTCCTAAAATTTTTAATGGTTGTTGCGGTATAAAAACTTTAGAAAAGCCTATATGCCAGCAATCTTTACACTACTGTCTATGGCAATCACACCCTGGTCTGTAAACTGATGACCTGCCGACCCATAATCCTGATCGAATCTGATCTTGCTGGAGCCGTTCATCATTCCGATTAAAATTTCCAGCTTGTCGCCGTGATCCAGTTCTTTTTCTGACCAGAAGAACGGATTGCCGGTCTTGTTGTTCATGCCAAGGGCTGTTGCCAACGCTTGACCACCCAACAAAATTGAACGGTCAACGGCATGAGTAGTACCAAAAGAAGCGGGTACGCAATCTGTCGTTGTTTCGGTTTCTGTCAAGTAAGACTCACACCATCGAATCGGGTCGTTTGCATAGAAGCGAATCGGTTTAGGCATTTTGACAATCAAGATACCATTCCATATACCTGCGTCGCCCATGAATAGCGGGTTTCCACCTGCGGTTTGTGACCGCGCCATGGCTTGCGCTTGCAACGTTCGGAAGTTGGTTGATTGCAGGAACGAGGTGTAGTTTTCGCTGGATACCAACAGAACTCTTAATGGCGAATCACTTGCCATCTTGTCGCCCTCGAAAATAACGGGGGGCGGCGGCATCGCCATGGAATCCATCACGGTTCTGATACCATCAACCACATCAATGTTAAGAACATCGGTTGTAGCAATGGTAATATCATTGCCACTTGCGGCAATCGGTTCAATGCCTGAACCCGTGGACATAAAGTGTCGGTTTTTCGTAGGGGCTTTGACGGAATTAATCATGATGCTGGAAAAATCCACATCGGATTGCAGCGGTACTGCCCATTCAATATTGTTGTGAAAGCCTCTTGCGCCTGCCAAATGAACTAAACTAATCTGGTCCATCAAACGATTCATGTATTCCTCTGCCGCCGCCCGTGCCAATGACCGTAACTGCCATCGGGTACGCTGTTGCGTCATTGCATCGCCAGCGGATACGGGTTTGCGGGTTTGGTTAATACGTAGTTTGTCTTGTGAGAAACTTAACGCTTCGCCCAAGCCTTCAGCATTTTGACCGCCCATAATAGGCTTGCCGCCTAACGGGTTAATCAAATCGAAAGTGATCTCGTCACCTGCGGTTTTGCTCAAATCTTTGCAGAGGACAATCGGGTATTTATTGCTCGATTGAACGCGAATCGCGCTTTCTGCGTCTGACTGCATCGGCATTGGGCCGGTGAGCCGGTTTAAAATGGTGTTGCGTTGCATACAGGCTGCAAATAAGCCTGCGCTCTGGATACGGATTGCTTGATCCGACCCATAGGGTACATTGGTCATAGCCATGATAATTGTTTCCTTCTACGGGAGTGGCTTCGTCTCTTATCGACGTTGCGTTTTCTCTGCCCTAAGCAGAGTATTCTTTAGTTCATATCAACTTTGCCATCATCTTGTTAATTTCATCCGGTGATTTTCCGAAAAACTTTTGTTCAAGTTCGCGGCTTGTCATCGTCAGCATTTGCTCAACCTCGTCATGCTTTCCGGTGGTGCCTGCCGGGATATCGGTAAGGCTTCCTGGATTGCTGCGTTTGGTATTAGCGATAATGGTTTGTGCTTTGCCTGCTACATCGGTAACAGGCTTAATGCCTTGGGCTTCTTTATAGGCCGAAAACATTTCAATCAAGTCAGAAGCGGGGCGCTTGTATTCCAGCGCCTCGATGTAACTTGCTTTGACAAAAGAGGGTTGCTTGTTGACCCAAACATTAAAAGCTTTGTCGTCAACGATTTCATCTGCATCGGGATGCGCTTGCCTGATGGATGAAAAATAGCGCTCTTGTGCGGTTTCATTGGCGATCTTCTCAACGGGTGCGACCCGTTCATTGATCTCGTTTTGAAACTGCGACAGGCCGTTTTTGATTCCCTCGTCGATCATCTTCTGAATAAACGGCTTCATATCTTCGGCAACTTCGCGGAACTCGCCTTGATATTCTTCCAGAACTGCATCTTGGGCTTTCGTATCGCCGGTGCCAGCATCCTGAATCTTTGCCTCTTGTAGAGACTTGATTAGTTCAGCTTGTTGGCTTGCGAACTGCTCCCATTCTGCCGCCTTTGAACGAGCATCCACCAACTCCTGGTAGGGAATCTGGTGCTTTCCGTCCTTTGCCAGTAATTCGGGTTCTTCCTCTACAGCGGCGGACGACTCGCTGTTTTCCTTAGTGCTTTCGCCTTTGGTTTCGTCCTCAAGAGCTTCGCCGCCTAAAACAGCGTCTTTCTCGTCATCGGTCAAACTGTCGAACTCAGTCGGATTATTTTCGTAATATTCAGCATCTTTACTCATACATCATAAAATCTCAAATTATTCCGTAGAAGGTAATAATTACTCGTATCGTGAGCAGACGGTTTAGAGAGTCTTATATTTATCACATTATTTACTTTTTAGCAATAATAGAATCAAGATGTTAGAGACTATCAACTGATTACACATGCTAACATAACCTATAGGTTAAGTTGCTAATAAATACTTATTAATCAATCATTTATGTTACCGGTTCCTGGTATCAATAGATGTTATTCCCGGCGTATCTTCATCAAAAGCTGATACCTTACAAACGCCATTATCAAAAAGCAAAGCTAATAGTGAGTCTGTCGTTTTTCGTCCTAATGAATCTGGATACCCCCTAACCAATCCCAATAGTGCCATTAAAATACCCGCTTCCTCTTGGCTCATTCTAATTACAATCGTTTTTTCTGTTGTTAAAATCATGTTAATCAATAACCTATAAATAATCACCTAGATTAAGATACGTCATTATGATGCTTCCTTTCGTGTTCAAAATTCCATCGTGGTCAATATCTGTATTGGTTTCAAAGCCCACATTCAAATAAACAGGGACTGGGGTTGTAGTCCCATCAAACTGTGCGCTTGCTGCTAATGCGCCTGTTGAAGCCGTGGCCGTGTATGCAGCTGCGGCACCATCCAACACTTTAGTTAGCTTGGGTAACATATCGACCATTGTTGAACTTAAGGTGATGTTGCTGGCTGCGACTGATCCAATCGCCCACGTCAATGAAGCTGAATCATTAATGGTCCCTGTTGTTGCGGCACGGTCTGTCGTCACGGCCCATTTAAGCGAAGCCGTTACACCCAACAATAAAATACGACCAGCCGGGAAGGTAAAAATCTTCTTACTGGCATAAGCGAGGGCATCTGTCACTGTGATCGCCACATCGGTTAATGTGAAATTAACTTGTTGGACTAGACTTTGTGTGACATTAACTGCGGTTAAGCCGGTTAAAACCTCTACACCTTCGGTTAATGCGCCATCGCCTCCAAGGATCGTAAAAACGTCACTGTGTTCTTGGTAATAACCGATCAGGCCAGCGTCAACTTGCTGGACGGTTCCTGCCTGCCAGTTGTTAGCCTGTGGTCTTTCACCAACACGGGTTGGTGCGGTAGCATCTTGGTTTGATCTTACGGTGTACATGGTGTTCTCCTGGGTTAAAGGTTGCTGTTAAGTGCTTTAGGTAAATATGAGAATGGTCGTCCTGCTTTTTTTGCCCAGCCTACTGCAAGATAACACTTTTGTCTTGCTCTTGCTTCTGGTGTTGAATACAGTAATTTTTGTCTTTTTGAAATAGCTCTGCCTTCTTCGGGGTTTGAAAACCTTAGTTTTTGGCTTTCTGATAAAACTTTGCGTGATTCAGGATTTGAAAATCGTAACTTTTGGCGATCTGAGATAGATTTGCATTCTTCTGGATTTGAAAACCTAAGTTTTTGGCTTGCTGATTGAGCTTTGCGCGCATCCGGGTTTGAAAAATACAATTTTGTTCTTTCTGAAGCAGCGTTACGTTCTTCTTGTTTAGAAAACCTTAACTTCCCTCTTTCTGAATTAGCTCTACGTGCTTCTGGTGTGGAAAGCCACAGTTTTGCTCGTTCTGAGTGTGCTTTTCCGGCTTCCGGGTTTGAATCAAAATATGCTTTCTTTCGTTCTGATTGAGCTTTTCTCGCTTCAGGATTTGAAAAATACAATGTCATACGCTCTGAATTTGCTTGGCGAGCCTCTGGTGTTGAAAATCGTATCTTTGCTCTTTCCGAATTGGCTTTATTTTGTTCTTCCGTGCATACATTTCCGACAACGCCTTCGCCACCATTCGTAATATTGTAACCGTTCGGTGATTTAGTATTATGTTCAGCAATGGCCGCTATTTCCATTTGACATAAAGTAGCCCAGTCGTTTTCTTCGGCTAATATGGTTAACACAGCATCATCGACACCGTATTTTTTGAACGCTAGTCCAATAGGATAATTATTCTTTTCATGCGAATGTGCTTTGAATCGAATATCGGCCGACATAGAACTTATACCGATATAAGCCCGACCGCTGGTTTTAAACGATATTTTATATAACTGGCCCATCTTAAACTCCACTGTTTTAAGTCCACGTTGAGGATGTGACGGCGGCGTGGATGGCCGCTTTTCGGATCGAGTAATTAAGTCGAGCCTAGTCACACTTACAGTATACACTAAATCACCCAATATTCTCATTTCGTGAGGTCTCAATTCCGCTCTGTGCAGAACCCGCCTGTTGTGGCACGGCTGGCATTTGCGGCGAGGTATTTGGCGTTAGCGATTGCTGTCCTAGCATTGCCTGTTGTTGGGCTTCAGGTGAAGGTTGCGGTGGCTGTTGTGGTTGCTGATAAGGTTGATTGCTAAAGCCTGGGTCAATTCCAGCTGGGGTCGGCGACTGATAACCTGCGTTTACTAATACCTGATCTGCTACCGGCGCGATAGCCGGTTGTAGCACCACCTGACTGCCTGCCTGCATACTGGCAAACTGGGCATCAACTAGGGTCTTGGTAGCTGTTGCCTCTAACTGCTTTATCTGCGCCTGTGCCAGCATCATCTTAATCTCAATTTCTTTCATCTTGGCTTCCATGGCCTGTTGGTCTGCACTTGGCTGTTTGTCTGTTTCCTTAATCGCTGAAACAATATCTTCCTTATTTGGGATGTCTGAAAGGTTAATTAAAAAAGGCATAATGATACGTTGATACTCTGGAGGGCTTGATTTATATGCCTCACTCAAAGCTGAGAATTGCTGCACTCGAAATGAGCTTGTTTGCGGGGTATCATCTAAAACGACTTTCATCATGGTACGTTCTACATCGTTATTCAGATATTCCAAGCCATCCTCGTCTACGGTTTTGGCATTAAGCTGGATAACCTGGTCATCTTTCAACGCGCCTCCGTCGATAACCACATCTTCTGGTTTGCCTACGCTATCCTGTATGAGCAAAGCGAGTAACAACTCACCTACTTGCGCCCTGCTCTCCTTAAAATTATCGTCAATGTTGGCTAAAGACTGGGAGCTTTGTTCGATTTTGGCATTTATCGCCACCCCTGATTGATTTTGGTTAGTTGATGACCCTTGAAATTCCTCAGATATACCGCCTATTTTCTGGATGGCTTCACGAGCATCATTAAGCATATTGTACTGTTGCTGGTTCAATTCAAAATTGCGGTCGATCTTGAATAGTGCTCCGGGTTGCGCCATGTGAGCAGCATCCAGTATTACATCGGCATCGGGACGCGCCACTTCTTCCCTAAAATGCTCATCACTTCCCAGTACAGCACCGTCTGTTCTTGTGGTGACTGTAGCACTGAGGCCCCAGCGTATCTTTGAGATTGTAGCGTTGATATTATCCTGGAGATAAACCATCGACCTTATCCGCCCAAACGGTACGCCGGTTCTGTCCTCTCTATGCCCCCAAAACGGGACATAAGGGAAATGATGATGACGGTAAGGGGATGGTTCATCACCCAGTTTATGCGGTCCCGCCCACCAGCTTCGTCTAACTTTGTTGATAACAGCATATTCAGGCTTGATACCTCCTAACGTGATCGCTTGCAGGTGCAACGGGTCATCCATATCGAACTCAACCACGCGACCATCGGGCATCTTCATGATTAAAGCGTTCGACCAAACCCGATACCAACATTCAAACAGCCTGACTTTCTTGTGTTCAACGTCGCGCCATTGCTGTTCTTCGATGGACCAGCCGCGTTCTACATTCGCGGCCATCGCCAGCCCGGTCGCACGGCCACCATCAAGGCTGAAAGCATCAAAGCCCGGCCAGCCTGACACGACATGCTCTAGCAAGTCTGCTGAATCAGGAAACTGCAACTTGGCAATATCCTTATTTATCCAGCGCATCCGTATTTGATAACGGGCATTGTCCAACATCGGTGATTTATCGTCCCAGTCCCACCACAATTCATTACGATGGATAGCGGTACAACGGTACGGGTATTTAAACGGGTCCGGTTCTCGGCTGACTTCGACCCAGCCTAAGCCCACGGATACCTGAGACTCGTAGGCATCGCTACAAGCCCGGTCTGCCCGACTCTTGCGCTCGGCCTGGTTAAGTTTGTAATTGTAAGCATCGGCCACTTCCTGCCCCGATTTATCACCATCGGGAATCACGCGCCAATCGGTTCGCCGCTTGGCTTCCTGCCCCAATATCGCTTCTATCGCCAAGCCTATGCGGTTTTCTACAGCGGGGGGTAGGCCCAATGCGGCCATTTTTTGCAGGATTTCATTGTCTAGCTGATTATTGTCTTTGTAATCGTTCTCGCGGTCGGCTTGTTTGCGCCAAGCGGGTTGTTGCAATATCTCGTGAAAGAAACTGGTAAATTCGTCCAATGACAAGCCTTCGCTGGCTTCTGCGTCTTGGGGATCTTCGATCTCTCGTTCGGTGTCAGTAAACATTTTAACGCCTCCCGGCGATGAATTTACCTTTTAAAGTCGCCAGTTGGGGCGCTCTCTTGGCTGATTGTGCGCTGTTTTTCGCGGTTGTACAATACCAGGAAACAATGAACTGCATAACCACACTAACGCATCGGCTCTATTGGGCGAATTTTCACCTAGATAGCCTACGGTACTAAATGAGGTGAGTTCTTCTTCAAGGTCTGCAAAGTTTCCTACGTGCCTAACCTTGCCCTGTTCGTATAAGGCGCTAATGGGTTCGGCTCTAACGGCTTTTCCCCGCGTTGCTGTGACCATCTGAAAGGGTGTCCGTGGCCGTGCAGTCTGAATTACATGCTGTACCATTGCGCCGCCATAATTGATCTCTCCGACAATCATATCGGCCTCATGGCGTTCATAAGCATCGGTAGCAATCTTTCCCCACGTAGCAGGGCCACACTTCACCGTGCAATCTTCCAGGACATAGCAATTTCCATCAATACCCAAGCCGCCGACCATGATTCCAATAGCATCATTATCCGCGTTATCAACATCGCCTGATCCACTTGGGTCAACGGCCACTACCACACGAATCAACTGAGGCACATCGCCATCAACCACGCGCCAGGTGTCGATGATTTCATCGGTAAATAGCGCATTGGGAGTTGCGTCTGCAAATTCCCCCGCTAAAAATCGCTTTCTTAATCGTGCGCTCAATCCATTAAGCGTTTCAATATACCCATCACTCAGATTTTCAATATTATCAACTGGATTGATCTTAAACGACGCATAATCATCTGGATTGTGTAACGGTTGTTTACTATCTGGATCAACTTTCAGAATGAAATACTTGTATAGCCAGTGCGCTTTACTCGGCGGGTTAGCGTCATAATACATGCGGGGCTTGAGTTGTGCTGTTCGCTTATCTCCGGTTTCCTTGTCGGTTAATTCCTGGTCCACTTGTTGAGCCAACCGGGTAACAACCATGTCTCTTGAAGATTGAGGTATCTGTGAACACTCATTGAGATAAATGGTTACAAACTCCATACCAAGTATTTTTTCCGATCTTTCCTTAACGTCAAGGCCACCAAAATACACCTCTGAGCCATTATAAAGTCTTGCATAATAATCCGTCTTGTTGAGTGTATAACTCACACCGGGGAAGGCCAGCGCCATAATCTTTGGAAACGTGTCATTTACGATTGATGCTTTACAGGCATTAAACCTAAACCTGAAAATAGCATGACGACTGTTAGCCGCTTTTAAAGCCCTTACAATTATCATCCGAACTAACAAGGCTGTCTTGCCGCTACGACTGCCACCAAACAGACAAATGTGTGTCGCTGGACCGGATAAAAAAACGAGTGCTTCTTCCTGCTTATGCGTGAGTTTAAAACTCATGCCGTTTCATCGGACGCATAGGGAAGATAAACACCCAAGTTTCCAGCTATTTCAGTTTTATCCGTAAACATCTTCAAATGTCGGCCTGCCAGTTCAAGGTTCTTGCTCTTGTCCCAGAATTTAATCTCTTTGGTGGTGCCTATCGCTACGCCATCGACAATGATTTCATTAACTTTGATCGAACTTATGCAAGCTGCCACTTCATCAGGCCATTGTTTAATGGGTAGTAAAGTATTATTTTCATCAAAGGCTTTGCGGGGATCGTTGAAAGCGAGACGTGCTATTTCTAGTAAAACGCGGTCTTGAGTTACTTCTGTTCTTAGTGATCTTTCCTGTAATTGTTTATCTATAGCTTCTTGAACTGAAGTTTTCTGAAGTAACTGATAACCTATTTCGCAAGCCGAATTTACAGAATATCCGGCCCTTATCGCTGCCTCTTTTGCATTGAGGTCAAGTAAATATTCTTTGACAAATTGTATTTGTTGCTTGGTAAGCTTCCTGTTAGGTCCTGTTGCGGCCATACATCACCCTAACACCACGCCATAGCCGAACACGCCGAAGATCGAAAGGACAAACAGCACGAATACGCCGACCAAGGCCAGCGTTGCAAGACACTTGGTAAATTCATCGAACAAATTTTTTAAATCCACTTGCGTTTTAACTCCTCGGCCTCAATGTCGTCTACGATTAGCCGTAAAGCTTTATCCGAAATAAATCGTATAAAATCATGACTGCCACAAAGTTGAAATTTTACGGCTGTCACCCGAATTTTGTCGTTTTGAAAACTATACTCAACAATCACATCAAAATTATAAAGAATCATTTTATGCTGATGGATTAGCTTGTCGGGTTTCATGCTATTAGGCACTTTCCTGCTTTAAAGTCAGCAATTGTAAGTCCACCAGTATACTGCATGTGACATTGTTCACGAAAAGTCAAAAATCGTCCACTCCATTCCAGCCCTAACTTCTCGCCTATTTCTCCACATTTTAAAAACAATCCCGCGTTATTCCAAACAGCTTTACCGTGAATTATTGGTACAAAATCAAAGGCAACACGGTAAGCGTGGTAGGAAGAACCTGGCTTTGCATTAGTGACCCTGTTACCGGGTTTCGTTCGTCCGATAGCGTACAAAGCGGCCTGTTCTTCCAGGCTTCTGTACGTGCAGGTTATCAGCGTTTCAATACCTTGCTTTGCACACTCGTCCACAAACTTATGACAAAGTTGTGCAACATGGGGTTCTAAATCACTGATATTTCTGCTCATATCAATAGTCGTCTGAATCCCAAAACTCATAGTTACTTTGCAAGTCGCGTTCTTCCTGCATTTTTAGAATACCGCCGGCCTTGTAAAGCAGATAGGCAACAAAAATAACCATTGTAAAGAGGGTCAAACCTGAAATAATCCAAATTTCGTTTTCAATCATTTTTTTATATTTCCTATCTAACGACAAGGGTATTGAGTCTAACATTTTGAATAACATGATTTTTTATCCACAAAAACTGTGGATAACTGTCTATTAAACTCTGTTTTTTATTTGCTAATGCGTTGACAATAATACTGTTTGTTTAGATTGTCTAATTTTTATACAGTTCTTTTGTTTTTTTTCGGGTTTATATTCAAAAACATAAGCTTTGGTGTTTCTACTTTGCGCTGTTTTCGGTCCCTATCATCGGCCCATTCCTGAACCCATTTGAGCGCATCGCTTTTTTTGTAGAAGATCATGTTTCCCTCTTTCCCTTCGGGTTCCAGTGTGCCACTACATTGGTTCCGCATGATCTGTACGCATTGGTTGTAGCTTAACCCCATGAGTTGGCTGAGTTGTTTTCGGGTTATTGTTTCGTGCATTTTTTACCTTTTTTTTATTTATAAAGGGACAAATAAAATTCACCTGCCCCGTTTTTTGTCATTCTGTCCCTTTATCTTTGTCATTCTGTCCCTTTGAATTGTCATTTTGTCCCTTTATGTCCTCTGTAAGCTTTGGTATTCGTGGCCTCCAACACGCTTAAAACAAGGTAAAAACAAGAGAGCAAAAACGCGCGCGCGATAAAGACCCCAAATTTCTACATTCAAATGTCCGGTTCCGGTATTATTTTTACGACGACTTTACCTTTAAAGTCCACGTTAAAGCCATGATAAACCCAGTGTAAAATAAAGTCTTTATCGTTCATTCTCAGGTATTCGGCAATAGAATCCAGGCCGCATTTTAGCATACTGATACAATTATCCTGGTCATAGGTATGTCTGCTAGGCGGGTAAAAACTAACGCTTATATGGACCTTAGCGCCGCCAGGATTAACCAATCCGGCTTCTTTGCACAGATAGTAAACAGCGTGTTTGTACTGCTTCCCGGCTTTCGCTTTAACTTGCCAGCAATAGCGGCCATTCGGAGATAAGGCTTTTGGTGGCCATGGTAGCGTTACTTCATTATCCATCACTTTTTTCCTGTTTCTGCCAAATAACATCTTCCCCATCCTGCCGCATTGAACTCATACACCAGGGCTGCTCTTCGCTCACAGTACAAGGCTCGGTAAACTCAAAGGCACATTCACGACATGTTTTACGATGAATAGCATGATATTTCACGCCTTCGTGTTCAAAGCTTTCCTCGTTCAGCACAGCCAAGCCCACACCACCAAAGCGGCGATAAAAACCCAGATCATCCATTGATCTACCAGATATTGAAGGGTGTCCATGCTAATCCTCATCGCTTAATTTATTAAGAATATCAATAGCGTTCTTGATTTTTTCAACATCTGCATCCATCGCGTCGTGTCGATATTGTCTATATCCTGCCATTGTTCGGTGATACTCTGCGGCTTCTTCCTGTGCTGATTACAGACCGATTTGCAGCGCATCAAAAATTAAGTTTTTATCTTCAATCTTCATCGGAATAGTAGTTATCGCGCTTATCGGTTTTACGGCCCTTAAAAATGGTGCTTTTAACCCAGTCTTTGGTACGCTTTTCTTCACATTCCGAACAAATGTAATCACCTTGTCGGGCTGTGTTTATCTTCAATGAACGATCTACCCAATGTTTTCCGTAGCGGCAATAAAACTCGTCACTCTTGCTCATTTGCGCTCCAATAATGCTGCTAATTCAGCAAGTTCACCAGCCAATTTAACCAGTTTTCTAGCATTACTTATTCGGTGGACAAATCGCTGTGAACTAAACAGGCAATCCCCTATATCTGATCGTTTTCTCTCATAAAGTTGGAATATTCTTCCTATTTCTTCTACTTTTTCACTCATGCTCATGCTCAATGTCGTCCTCCCTGCGTCGATGGCGCTGTATTGTTTTTAACTGGTGCAGGGTGCGCTCATCCTCACAGTCTATGCAAATGTAATCGCCCTGCCTGGGAGAATGAATCTTGGCTTCCTTATGTGCAAAGTGTTTTCCATATTGGCAGTAAAAATCGTTACTCATCTTGGCAGACCAGAAGCAATCTTGAAAATCTCTTGGCGACAATCGAATAACTCTCTTTGCAAGCTTTTGATTTCGGCTTTTAAGGCCAGCATATCGTTCCAATAAAACAACATAGTTCGTTCCCATGCTGGACTCATACCTTCCGCTTCTTTGTATTTTTCTAATATTTCCTGAATGTTGTTCATGCGGGTTTCCATGGCTCGGTTTTGTTCTTGGAAATAGCTGATATGCGCTTATCATCACAGTCGGCACAGGTAAAATTCCCCTGCCGTGAAGTTGGCAGTCTGTCAATTTCATAGTGCCACTGGCTGCAATAGCGACAAAAAAACTGCGGCTGGGGGCTGGTAGGTTCGGGTTTGGTTTCGTGGGTGTTCATATTTTCCGTAATTTGTCTCTTAGTTTTTTATTAACTTTTTCTAAGGCAATACGTTTATTACGTTCTTCCTCATAATTTTTACGAGCGTTAAAATAATTATTCCTTTCCTGCACAATTTTTGATAGTGGCTCATCCTCTTTAAAACGGGTAAAAACGGAAATAACCAGTTCACCACAAATATGATTACCCTGTGTTTCTATATGCACAGGGTATCTCGTACAAATTCCCTTTGATTTATTAGGACTTAATAAAGATTCCATGCTTTCGTTAAAATGTGAATGTGACCAATAGGCGCAAAAATAGCAACTCATTTTATTCCTTATTTAGTAAATATTAGATTTAAACGTCGATTTTATAATAAGGCATATCTTTTCTTAGTTTTTTATTTTCGTGGCGTGGTGATGCCTTCACTTCGCCAAAAACACATTTTTTTCGTCATTATCTCGATTATGTTTCAACTTCCCGACATGACGGTGTGCGTCATCCAGCACTTTCATGATGAAAAGATAACTCTTTTCCTCCGTCCCGCCCAGGCTCTTGTCCCGGAAATGCTCTAAGGCCAGTTCTTCGGAAATTCCGATAAGTTGCTTCAAGATCGTGATAGTGTCGTTGTGCATATCAATCCTCAATGTAGTGTTTGGCTCTGGCATTGTGCTTGACGGTTTCAATCAGGCTATGCGCCTTGTCCAATATTTTCACAAGTTCAAAGTATTCGCTTTCTTCTACGCCCGTCATTTTCCGCTGCCCGTAGTATTTCGTTTTCAGATCGTGGAGCCAGCCTATCAAGTCCTCAATAATTTTGATGGTTTCGGTTTGCATTGGTTACTCCGGTGGCTGTTCGTATGGATTCCCGCGAAAGTTCTCAAAGCGCGTGTACTGCCCAAGGAAATGAAGCCTAACGGTTCCCACTTGCCCACACCGGTGCTTGTCGATAATGATTTCGGCTATCGGTGCCCTGTAATTCTATGTCGTCACTCATAACATTTTCCTTATTTCAGAAAACTTTTTACGGCCTAACTCTTTGTTCACTTCCGCCGGCTTATGATCGATAAGGTTTGGGTTTAACAAATGCTCAGGCTTCCAATCGGGCCAGCCGTCCTGTATGAGCCGGTTATAAACAGGCGTTATTAACTCCATTGCTACTTTCAAGCTGCTTCCAAAAACATTTTGCATATCCAACTTGTCATCTTGGGAAATATAAAAAACCAGTGGATGTTTATAACGAAACCGTATGCTGCCGTGCTTTTTCTTGCTGTAAGCCAGTATTCCATAAACCTCGTCTACGCTTGGTACGCCTTCAAGTTCGCGGCTTAGGCAATATTTCTTAAACTCCATGAGATCAGGCGGCCATGCTTCGGCTTTTTTTAACGTGACGTTAATACCTGTCTTTATTTGCTGATCTGTTAATCCTGCCAATAACTTCTGCCAATCCTTTGCCGTTTGGCTTAAATTGCCAGCCTGATCGACATGCTCCCCATAGCGAACATCAGAACTCCATTTTTCGCGGTAGATTTTAGTCATCATTGTCCAGATGTAATCTATCGCTCTTAAGCTTAAGCCATTAGTTGATGGCTCTTGCAAGGTCTCCTCTGTCTCGCGCTTCCTTTTCTTCGAGCCTTCTGCTTGCTGCTGCGATTTTTTCAACGGGATTGAGTTTCCGACCAGTTGAAGGATAGGTTTCATCGTTTGGTCTATGTGTGCCATAATTATCACCGCTAGAGTTGAATTGTTTGTTTGAAGAACCGTTAACCTTGTCCGGGTGGTTCTTAGTTTTATGTTTTTCCTTTACCTTGCTTAAAACGATTGTCAGGGCATAAGCAAAGCCTTTTTCTCTGGCAATCGCCTCATTACCTGCATAATAAAAATCCTCCCAAGTTGCCCCTTGTTTCAACGCATCGACCAAATCGCTATGTGAAGGGTTGGTTGGACTTATGCCCTTTTTACCTAACATCCTGCAAACATTACCCCCCGTTAATTCACAACTACCGTTTTCAATTTCGACAAAATCCATTTTCGCGCGCGTGTATCTCTCTCTCTCTATGGAATCAGGAATCAGTGAATCAGCAGGATATTCACCGTGACTTAACGGTGTGTTAACCGTTATATCACCGTTAACAGTATTTTCTTTTTGTATACAATAACTTATGTATTCACTATCGGTTAAAAACGGAAGCGTTGAAGGTTTTTCTGTGTGATGTGGATTCTGATGTTTTTGAAAATTTACGATCTGAATTATGTTGATTTCGTCCACTTTATAACGTCGGATGTGACCTAACCGTTCTATAACCGTTAATTCACCGTTAACGTCTACATCGTAGTAAGGGAACACTTCAGCCTTGATTAATCTCGGTATGTCTTTCAGCAATCCAGACTTATCAGCAAGGCACCATAACCCAGCAAATAAAAGCTGTGTAATGGGTCCAGCATCGGCCAAACATTCTTCTTTAAAGAAACCGGGTTTTATATTTCTTGAACGCATAGCAATTACTCCTCAGTTTATTTTTTAACTTCATAAATACTGCTCACATTTTCTGCATTGCAGATTTTTTTTAGTTCTAATATTTCGTTATGGTATGCCAGTGCATTGTCACGATAATTTTCATTATTAGCCTCCCGCGACTTATCTTCATTAAAGAGATTTACAAGTTTTTCTATCTTCAATAATTCACGAATAAAATAATTTTCCCTTTCTACAAGCTCTCCATATAAATTAAGTTGATCCTCCCTATTCGGTAGTTTTTCTACCTCTATATAAAATTCATCCCTCATTGCATCAATATCTTTTTCCTTATTCCACGCATAATTGATAAGTGCATACATGACATGACGTTTTTGTTCATAATTTAAAACAGTTCCACACAATACATTCCTAGGGTTTCCGTCCCAATCAAACATTGAATCCCTATGAAATTCATCATCATTAAGCTCAATTAATTTTTTTGCCATCGGTTTATCTCCATAATACAAATGTATACAAATTGTTATCACGACTATTAGAATACGTGGTAAACTATTGTACATTATGAACGCAAAATGTATACATAAAACTATGATAGAGCACAAAAATGTAAGGGTACGTGAAAAAACATGGACTAAATTAAAAGAGCTATCAACAAATAGTGAACTGTCTATGACCTTGATAATTGATAATTTGGTAAAGGAACACCTTTCCAGACAAGCCCAAGACACAAAAAAGCCCCACACAGAGAAGTCCATGCAGGGCTGATTGTCTAACGACTTAAATTGTGAGTCTATGCCTAGAATCATGGGCTTACCAGTGTCTTTTTGTTAGATAAAAAAAGGGGGGGTCTATTATTGCGCCGTATTTATAAGTTTTTCTATCCGTACAAATACTTACTTTTCAAAAAAAAAACCGGCATGGCAAGAGAAGGCGATGGCCGGTTTGAGGGTGTGGAGACATTAAAAATGAGGATATTTTAAGCATTGGAAACCGGCTTCTCTATTGACGTTGAGGAAATATCCGGTAAACTTCTTATGGCCCGTTCGGGCATTTCAAAAGGTGGAAAGATCACCGGAAACCCCGCATTGAGTTAGAGCTTTGCGGGGTTTTTTTGTTTATTATTTTGGGTGAAAACTGGTTTTGGATTTTATACCTAGTTGTCATGATCTGGAAACAATTAATTTCTTTACGGGATTTTTTATCAAAATTTCCTCAATTTTTAGGGCATGGAGTTGGAGCAATAGCTATAATAGACAAATAACTTTGCACGAGCCTAAAAAATGAATGACTGGACAGATAACACTATTTTAGAAAACTTGCGTTATATCCGTTCTGATATAGACGATCTTAAAAGAAAGATGGATGTTATGTTACGTGTGGTTGGTGAAGGAGGCATGTTATTAAAAAATCAGCTTGAAAAGAACCTGGATTCTACAGAGAGACTTGCGACTGCTTTAGAGGAAAACACCAAAACCAGATCAAGACATAGCATATATGAGTAAAAAGATAACCGACGTTGGCACGAGGGAACTAGCTAGATTCTTGGGTACAACAGATGGCTTTGCTTACCAGATAAAAAAAGGACTACGCCAACTTCCTGCTAAGTATTGCCAGCGAGTATCACTCCACTTTAGCATCGCGCTATATGATCTGCGGCCTGATATTTACCCAAAAATTAAAAAGGAGACTAAACAATGAGTACGATAACTTTTGACACTGATCGCTGGAAAAAGGGAATATTATAGGTCATAATGTCCGCTAAAATTCCCAGACGAGTTACCCAAAATGATACAACAGGCTACCGCATTACCGCTGCTTCAGGAAGCCAGACAACGCTTTACCCAGCGTGATCTGGCCGCAAAGCTCAGTGTTGCCCCCAAGACGCCTGCCCGCTTTTCCGCCTGCCCGCCACCCGCCGCGAGTTCTGGCAGGCAAAGATAGACCGCAACCGCGACAACGACCGGCGGGCAGCGGAAGCTCTTACAGCCGCAGGCTGGCGGGTTGCCACTGTTTGGGAATGTGCGATGCGCGGGCGCAACGCTCTTGATGATGCAGCCATGACTGGCATAATTGCCGCGTGGTTGCAGGGTAACGCCCCTGTCCTTGAACTGGCGGCACAGCATGAGGAAAAGGCTGATCGCTTAGTCGAAGATTTAAAGGCTTCTGGAATCCCACACGATCAAGCTCGTGCCATTGTGCGCGGCATTGTTGAAGCGCAAAAAGAACTGGCAACCAAACAAGACCTGATTCAACTAGAACAACGCCTGACGATAAAACTGGGTAGCATGATGGTTGTTGCCATTGGCATTGTGGCTGTACTGGTTAAGCTACTATGACCGATCTTAATATGGTGAACGAGTGCTACCAGTGCAAACATCGCGGCAATGTTCCAGGTGATGTTTATCACAGTTCATGTGTTAATCCTGATCCAAATATGACGGGCCATAAACATGGCATAAAAATGGGTTGGTTTTTTTATCCTATAAATTACGATCCAACATGGAAAACAAAGGATTGTGCTAATTTTGAATCTAAATAATAACCCAAAAAAAATAACTCAAATTTTCGTTAAAAAGCAGTATTTTACTTGCCAAAAGTTATAGCACATGCTATTGTTTATACCAGTAAATGAGCAAACTATCGGTTATTCAGCCTCTCTCTGATTCTGACCGTAGACCCGTGAGATTCGGGTTAACAAACCAAACTCTAACAACAGGTGGAAACAATGAAAAGTGATATTCCTAAAATAGATTCACGTTGGCGACATACTAACGGGATTCATTACGTTGTCTATGATGTAACCAATCTACATTCAACCAATCTTGAAAAGTACCCTATTCGTATTTCATATCGTGGTGTTAACGGCTTTACATGGTCGCGTAATCTTGATGACTGGCACCGCTCTATGACAAAGGTGGAAAAATGTTAACGATTATTTTAAATACAATCATGTGGATTGTAGGCTTGAGTGCCTTAATTATCGTGACCGGAATCTTTCTGGATGAGCATGAAAACAACGCCCCAGAAAGATTCCAAAGAAAACTAAGAAAAGAGTTGGGCAAATGAAACAAACCGACTGGGCTGACCGTTCCAGGCTGCTGGAAAAACCCAAAATAGCCGCTGACACTGGTGTTAAAACACTAACAACAGTTATCCTTACACTTTTAGCTCTAACCCTAATGGTGATCTAATGACGATATTAAACCAAACAGTATCTGCTTTTCCAATAACCAACCCATCTAGCTCTATTGTAGAAGGTATTGGCCTTTCCAAGCGCGAGCTGATCGCGGCTATGGCTATGCAAGGCATGTTGAGTAATCACAATATTTTTAATACCGATACCTCGTATGACACGCTCGTTGATGAATCCGTTCTAATGGCCGATATTTTGTTAAAACAGCTAGGAGTTAAGTAAAATGGAAAACGGTATCTACAAAAACCTCCCGGCTGAACAATACTTCGCTGAGGATCGCATTAACAATAGCGGTCTTAAATTGATAGCTAGGACACCTGCACACTTCAAATACTACCAGGAACACCAGCGAGAAAAAACGCCCACGCCTCAGATGATGTTGGGAACAGCGGTGCATTGTGCGGTGTTGGAGCCTGCAACCTTTCATGATCGGTATGCCATTGCGCCCCAATGTGACAAACGCACGAAAGAGGGTAAGGCAATCTGGGCCGATCTGGAATCCAGCAATAAACTGATTCTATCCGCTAGTGACTTTGAACTTGTAGAAGGCATGAGTAAGTCCGTCTTAAACCATGAAACCGCGAGCAAGTTACTGGCTGCGGGCGATCCCGAAGTGACGGTATTCACCGACATTGAAGGCATACCGGCAAAGGCCCGGTTGGATTGGTACAGGAACGGGATTGTGCTTGACCTGAAAACCACGCAAGCCGCCGATCCTGATTCTTTCAGTAAGTCTTGTGCGAATTTTTCTTATGCACTTCAGGCAAGTTTTTATATGGATGTTTGTGCCGCTGCTGGACTTGAATGCCACACATTTATATTTATTTGTGTTGAATCATCAAGCGCCCCCTATCCCGTGGCAATTTATGAGCTTGACGATAGATCAATAGAGTGGGGTAGAGATCATTATAAAGCGGCTCTAAATAAATATAGAGAGTGCATGGCGCTTAACGAGTGGCCGGGGTATTCAACTTCAATCGAAACAATCTCATTACCACCTTGGGTTCTCAAGGACTATTAATTATGGAACTTTATAAACTGTAATTTCCTAACGGGAAAAGTTACATCGGAATTACATCTTTAACCGCAATAAAAAGGTTCCAGTATCACTGTAGAAGAACATCAAGAAATACCGCGCTAAATCCTGCTATAAAAAAATATGGCAGGGAAAACGTAGTTATAACGGTATTGGCTGAAACAGATAATTGGGAATTACTTTGTTTGGCAGAACAGGAGGCTATTGATAAATACAAATCAAAAGCACCCAACGGATATAACTTAACGCATGGTGGTGAAGGCGTTTTAGGTTTGATAGTTTCCGAAGAAACTCGTGAAAAGATGAGAAACAGGATTATTTCAGAAGAAACTCGCCAAAGAATGACTGCTTCAAAACAAAACATTTCTGAAGAAACCCGTAAAAAAATGTCTGATTCTAAAAAGAATATATCAGAAGAAACGCGCAAAAAAAATTCTGATGCACAAAAAAGAAGGCCACCGATTTTAGAAGAAACAAGAGCTAAATTAAGGGTTTTAACAACAATTAGAAATAAAAATAGGCCACCAGAGATATATATAAAATCTGGTAATTCTAATCGCGGAAAAGTTAGAACAGATGAAATGAGAGCAAGAATGTCAGAAGGTCAAAAAAAAATCATGACCGATGAAAGGCGAGCAAGAATGTCAATTATTAGTACAGGAAAGAAACATTCAGAAGAAACAAAGAAAAAAATATCGTTAATTTCAAAAGAAAGAATGACGCCAGAACGCCGTGCAAAACTATCTGAATTTCATACAGGGAATACTTATGCCTTAGGTTATAAGCATACCAAAGAGGCTTTAGAAAAAATGGCTGAGGCATCAAAAGGAAATACAAATTCTTTAGGAAAGAAACTATCTGAAGAAGCCAAGAAAAATTTGTCCATAGCAAAAAAAGGCGTTCCTCATTCTGAAGAACATAGGCTTAATTTAGCAGAAGCAAATAGAAAACGATGCACTGGCACTAAACATTCTGGAATAACTAAAGCAAGAATAGCAGTAGCGAGAGCTACATACTGTGCTAAACGCTCAAATAGACCCTATTCACCAATAACCTGAACGAATTATTAATATGAGCAATTATCCATCCGGTTACACAGAACCAGAAAGTCTTGATGACCATTTATCGAGATTGAATAATCAGATAGACCTCATGAGAGGATTGCTGCTTTGGGCGTTATATCACCACCAAGGCGCAAACTCTGAAGTGGGTCAACCTATTCGCAAAGCACTTGGAATCGGAGAGCATGACAGATTGACGGAACAACAGATAATTGAAGCAAAAAAAGCTGTTTCCAAAATAAACTTTGAAATTAAGGAACTAAAATGAACGCTCTAAACCCGTTTCAACAACAAACAACCACCAAAGCACTGGCTAACACTGACCAGAACCGGGCCGTGGCCGAAGTTCAGGCAGCAATGGTCGTGGCACGGTCTAATCCCCGTAACCAGGTAGAAGCCATGGATCGTATTTTAAACGCCTGTACACGCCCAAGCTTGGCGGCTACTGCGGTTTACTCCTATGCCCGTGGCGGTACCGACATAACCGGCCCATCTATTCGCTTGGCTGAAACAGTAGCTTCCGAGTGGGGGAATCTTCAGTATGGCGTTCGTGAAATATCTCAGGAAGATAGCACCAGCACCGTTCAAAGCTATTGCTGGGACGTTGAAACAAATGTCAGACGCGAGGTAACTTTCCAGGTAAGCCATTACCGACACACAAAAGACGGTAAGAAGAAGCTTCTTACTGACCCAAGAGACATTTATGAAATGATCGCCAATCAGGGCGCACGGCGCTTGAGGGCTTGCATACTCGCGGTAATTCCGGGTGATGTGGTGGAAGCCGCTGTTTCTCAATGTGAAACCACATTACATGCTACAGCGGACGTTTCACCAGAAGGCGTGAAGAAGCTGGTGGATGCGTTCGCCGCGATAGGCGTGACTAAAGAACAACTGGAAGCTCGTATACAGCGACGTATTGATAGCATACAACCGGCTCAGGTGGTCGCCATACGCAAGATTTACGTGTCCATAAAAGACGGACTATCCACTAAAGACGAATGGTTTGATGATATTAAGCCCAAGACTAAAACCGTTGACGATCTGCTGAACGCGCCTAAGGTTGTCGATATTAATACGGGTGAAATGATTGAACAGCAAAAACAGGACGCGGAGCCAATGCAAAAATCCGACCGTTATACTTTAGGCAAAGTCTTAGTATCAATCGGTGAAGCCAAGACCCAAGCCGATCTGGACTCGCTTGACCCAGTTATTGAAACCCTGGACAAAAAATCGGCTGATACCGAAAAAACGGCATTTATGAAAAAAGCGACTATGTTGGCTAAAGAAACCAACAAGCCTGCCGAACGCGATCTGGCTTTCGAGATTGAAGCGTGTCAGAATAAAACGGCCTTGCTTGACTTGATCGATACGCTAACTGAGGTTGAGGATAAGAAATACCGGGCGCTGATTGATGACCGGCTGGATTTTCTGAGGGATTGATATGATAGCAAAACTGTACCATGGCAAGAACGAATCAGGCGACTACTATCAAGGTTTAATGCTGATTACTCAAGGTCGTCTGAAAGGTATCTGGAAAGAAGTAACTTTGCGCTACTACACTGAGGCTGAAGCGCAACAAGAGCTTGATGATTTCAAAGCTAGCGCCTTGGCTTTCAATGCGTAGCTGCGGTAACTGTACGTTGTGTTGCAAACTACTCCCGGTTGTTGAATTAAAAAAGACAGCCGGGCAAGTCTGCAAACACCAGCGCCATTTTAAAGGCTGCGCTATCTATGCCAAGCGGCCACCATCATGTAAAATGTGGTCATGTGCCTGGCTTGAAGATACCGACCTGGATGATAGCTTTAAGCGCCCTGACATTAGCCATTATGTCATTGACCCTTGCCCTGACTACGTGACGGTATTCGATCATGTCACGCAAGAAACCACCAAAATACCCTCGCTGCAAATCTGGATTGATCCAAAATACCCGGACGCACACCAAGACAAAGCCTTGCGTGATCTTCTCATAAAACAAAACATTATCGGCACGGTACGCTTTAATTCCCATGATGGGCTTAACCTGATCCCGCCGACGATGAATGTAAGCAAGGAATGGGCGGAAGTAAAAGGCGAATGTGAAGCCCAACATACGCCTAAAGAAATTGTTGAATTTATGAAAGGTAAACATGAAAACTAACGGCCCAGGAATTTACGACCCGCTGTGTACGTTCGCCCGTGAACAAGTTGGCGCTGATGCAATTGTATTAATAATTGCCAATGGCATATATGGTAACGGCTTTTCAGTACAAGCCAATAACCCCGCCTTTGTTGAGAACTTACCCGACATGTTGGAAGCGATGGCTAAACAGATTCGGGAAGAATTAAAGGCAACGATGCAATGATTGAATGGATAGATTTTACCCTCATTGATCCAGACTACGGGGTGCCTGTTTTGGTTTGCTATTATCCTTCCGGTGAAGATCATTACCGGCATATTTGCATGGACACATTAAGATATGGCGAAGGAAAAAATAAAGACCCTAACTTGGTTTATTGGGATAGTTCAGATTATGATCGGGTTTCGCACTGGGCAAGGATTAATTACCCTGGACAAAAGAAAATCCCGGCGGGAGAAATATAAAAAAACCAGCCGGGAGATGCCACAAGCAGTTTGGGTTTTGTGGCATAGCAATATTACCCTAAAAATTGAATTTCTAACAGTCGAAATACTTACACTTTTCAGGCTTTCAAGTCCTTGCCAGTTCTGGTAATAATCCCCTGAAAACCTCTAAACCATTGATTTTCTAACGTCTTTTCTGGTGCGTTTTTAATAGTACACACCGGAACGGAATGAACTATTACAACACATTGATTGCTATACACACCCATCTTTTAAGCGTAAACTACAGTACAAAATGTTGATATTCGTAAATGTGTACTATTAAAATCATGAGCAATTATTTTTAATCACTACCCGAAACTGCCCAACTCATCCAAAAAGACCTGGACGAATTGAAGAAAAAACTGGACTTGCAAGAATGAAAACAATAGCGAATTACAAACCACGAAAATTTATAGAAAATGAGCCAATCGCTTTTTTCCACTATTATGCAGACGGAGAAATTCAGTATCAAGGACAAATACTTGAACTAACCAAAAACAAATCAGGGAAAGTAAATTTTTTCGATTGGATAGCTGGATTCACAATGGAGGAATACCACTGGGTAACAAGAAATTATTTTGATGATTGTGTATTTTTTGATTCTGATTTTCAAATGAATCAAGCGTATCACAAACATAAAGAAGAAAATAATGAACAGCGTTGAGGCCGTCAATAAATCCGATATAGAAGTCGTCCATAATCTGCTAAGGAGACGCTATAAGCCTATTTACGCCGATTGTTGGAAAATAGGGGTTAACATGAGTTTACGCATTAGTGACTTGTTGAAAATCAAATATAACGATCTGGATTTAAAAAAACGGTCATTAAAGTTGATCGATCAAAAAACCCAAAAACCCAATGAGGTACGCCTTAATTTAACCGCCCTGGAAGTCATCAACAAGCGCCGAAAACAATACCCCAATGATGTCTGGTTGTTCCAGAACCATAGCCGACGCTCAAACGATAAACCGATTACAAGGGGACGTGTGGGGACGGTATTCAAGGAAGCCGGGGATATTCTGGGCTTGTCGATCAATACCCACAGTATGCGTAAATCGCGAGGAATGGCGATGTACGAGGCCGGTATCCCGGTAGAAACGATTGCCCGTGTGCTGAATCACTCTAATCCTATGCACACCAGGGTTTATCTTGGTATCACAAAAGAAAAGGTACTTCGCACCTATGATGACTTTGAACTGTAAAAAGAAGTTACCGCGTACGATTCATGCAATAGCATCATGCGAAATGGGTTGGGAACATGTATCTGTCTCGGTGTTTGACCGTTGCCCAACATGGCAAGAGATGTGTTTTATAAAAGATATGTTCTGGGATGATGACGATTGCGTAATGCAGTTACACCCACCCAAAGCGGATTGGGTAAACAATCACCCATTTACCCTACATTTGTGGCGTCCTATCGGTGTTGAAATACCCAGGCCATTGCAGGTGATGGTTTGACCTACGCCGACCACCTGAAAATATTTGAGAACGTCGAAAACTTGGGCGGCAAAGCCTGGGAACACGCCGTTATTTGTGATCTGTTGGAAGCCAATCCAATCATCCAGGACTGTACGCCACACTGTACCAACTACCAGCAAATGCTGGAAATGTTGCTTAAACATGCTTTAGAAACGGAAAGCGAGTTTATGGCCTACCCTAAAACGCATAACCTTAATCGCCTGCTTGATATGTTGTTAAAAACAAGCGAATTTACGACGAAGATTGATGCAGAGCTATTACAAGTAATTACTACCTGCGCTGAAGCCTATCGGTATGACTTTTTGTTAAATTGCAAAACCTATTGGCAGGCGGTTAAGATGACTGAACCGTTGATTGATGAACTACTGGAATTTTTGCGGTGATATTTGATATTTTTATAACCCTACTCGCCATAATTGGCGCAGTATTTATAGCCCTGCTTGTCTGGTTCTATTGGTTCATATATCGACAAGGTGCATTTTTAGTTGAGTGGGAAGATTATGATTCGGACTAGCATATTATTGATAACTTTGTTGTTTCCACTTCCCACCATGGCAATAACCGGAGTAGACTTCAACACCTTATCCTATGACGAAAAAGGAATTTACATCATTGGCATTGATGACGGTATCGCTTTTATGGGAGGACATTGCGATACCAAGGTTTCAAAGAACTACGAACAAACCCTTAACGCTGTTTTGAAATTCATGGAAAAACACCCAGATAAATGGAGTAAGAACATGGGCGATATTTACGCTGAGGCGGTGATTAATGCGTTTGATTGCGGTAATCCCGGGAAGTCATTGTGAAAACTATTGAATAAATCCCGGCTGGGAAATATGATGCAAAAACCAGCCGGGAAGTACCGCAAGCAGTTTGATTTTGCGGTGAAACTATTTTACATGAATAATTAATAAAAAACATATCCACCCCAAAACCACCGCAATTTTCTTTATTAAATTTCATGGCCATGGCTAAGGTCAATTCAGCCAAACTTTACCAAAGTCACTATAATTAATTTTATTACCCTGCCGGTTTAGTGCCGACCAGGGATTGGTTTGTTTGCGGGGTGGGTTATCAATGGAAACAGCGCAAAGCATTATCTGTATTTGTCTAGGAGCCGCTTGCCTCATATTTTTATGTTTGCTGGCAAGGCTTTGGTACTTGGTTTTCTATTTGGTTTTCTAAGCGCCTGCACAATTATAAATCAACCGGATAGCGGACTGTCTTTTCGTGCGCGTATCGAAACGCTCAGTGAACCCACGCAGAATATTTACCAGACTTTCCCGGTGATAAGCCTGGAGCTACAAAACTAACGGCAAACATCTCTAAAGGGATGGACGCAAAAACTCTGGCCTAAAGGACTAAAAATCCTACGGTAGCAGGTTTGCCACTCACATCTATAGGTGAGCGTCATGAAAATAGTAATCATCCTGGTGATCCTTTTTGCCTTGATTGCAGGTAACTCCCATGCAGAAACAGGGTTAGCGTCATGGTACGGTCATGAGTCAGGAAACAGAACCGCGAACGGCGAAAAATGGAATCCACATGGGATGACTGCCGCAACATGGTTCTATCCTTTCAATACACGGCTAAAAGTTACGTGCTTAAAAACCGGAAAATGCGTTACAGTTCGCGTAAATGACAGAGGCCCCAGCCGAAAACTGCGAAGGATAATTGATTTGAGCGAGGGCGCGGCTTCCAGGATCGGACTGTTAGATCGCGGCATTGGCCAGGTTAAAGTTGAGGTTGTCCGATAAATGGCTTCATGCAGGACAGCCACTTGTCCAACGGCATTGTCCTGACATCGCCATCTCTGCTTTGATAAACAACAGTGACCGGATAACGCCCAGGAATCTCAGAATGTTTGTTGGCAATCAGCACGACTTTATAATATGCGCCTCGTTTGTGCTGCCAAATGCTGCTCAATTCAGGTATAGGCAATTCGTTTTCAGGTTTAATGTTCATGTCTACCAAACAAACAAAACCCATAATAAAAACATGAAAATAATTAAAAGTGTTATTTGGGCATCGGTATTCATCGGGAACCCCTGACCGCCTTGAGTTTTTTTATAGCTTTAACATCGCTAGATACTGTACCAACAGCGCCGCTCACTTCGTTGACTTTGCCTGTCACATGCTCAAGTTGACTTGACTGTTCTTCCAATGTCTCCGTGTTTTCTTTAACCGTCCTGCTGGTCGCGTCGATCTTTGCTTTTTGCTGAACCGTGTTAGTCACAATGCTTTCAAGCTTGGGCGAGTAACGCGCATCAAGGTCTCGTGAATAGACATAAAACCCACCAATAATAGTGGATAAAATAGCCGTGCAGGTTAGGACAATTTTTATCCCCATGCCAATCTGCTTTATCAGGTCATCGAATTTGATACTGATAGAATTTAATGACAACACTAACGCCGTGTCCTGCGTCGATAACTTTTCAAGTACAGCCGCATGAGTCAACCGCGCATTAGATAACTCGTTGTGTGACGCTTCCAGGACCGCCAGACGTATCAACAAACTGTTGATAATGTCCGTGCGGCGTTCACTGGGGCTTAGGTCGGTCATGACTGTTACTGTACTGCGCCAGCCTGATAATTTTCCATTCGCATGGCGGTTAATTTCTTTTTCAGATACCACGGCTTTAATTTAGTCTTTTCCTCGTCGCTGGCATTATCCCAAACCCTTTGCGCCTGATCCCAAGTCAGACTCTTAAAACTGTTTATCAAAGGTTCTACCCGTGATTTACTCATGATCCTGACATAATCTGCTGGCATCAAGCCTGCTTTACGGCCTTCTGTTTTGAATAATTGATAAGCTTGGGTCCTATCTCCTTTACGCAAAGCCACATAAATCTTGCGCCGTAAATCGGCCTTATCCTGTTCTTCCTGTGTCCGTTCGCCTTGGGGTAGTCGATCTGCGCCGTATTCCTGCATGAGTTTTTGTGCAGCGGTCTTGTTCAAGCTGCTCGGTGATGGCATAACTCCTATTAATGGCGCCAACTGTGAGGCAATACTGCCACCTCGCTCTTGTTCTTTCGCCACGCCTTGAATCCAGAAAGGGGTAAAGGTTTTAATTGTAAACCCGGCAATATCGCCCATTTTTTGCAAAATGTTATCTTCTTCATTATAAACTTTGGTGCCGTAATAATTGCGGTTGCTGGTTATATCACCCAGCATACTCAATAGCGGATGCGCCTTATGGACTAAGGTTGTGGGGATGCCTTGCTCCGCATAGCCGTAAATATCCTTTAAATAGGTAGGTAGTACAAAGCGCTCAGGATTGCCTTGTTCGTCAACATTGCCCGTTTTAAACGCGATTAAATCCTGCCATTCTTCTGGGGGTTCGCCGGTAAACATCGCGGTTAACGCCGCATTAATCAATGCAGATACCAGAACCAGTGACAAAGTATAAGCGGCTCTATCGGTTAATCCTTTAGGGTGCTTGCCCATGGCTAAATCTTTCACATAGGCGGTTAAATCCTTCATCCCGCCGCCGACTTCCAGGATCGTTCCACCTGTCCAGCCGGGAGCGCGTAACAGCATTTGCATAAAGTTCTTGTTTACGTTGTGCATGAACAAGCGGTCATAAACGACCTGCCCAAGCCTGGAATCTACCCGGTTCCATATCTGCTGCGCTGAATTTCTAAGTTCTTCATGGGTAGCGTCTGGGTTTTCCTTCATCCATTTATTGTACATTTCCCCGAACACGCCAAACTTCTGCCTTGGTACAAGCCATTCCAATATAGGCCGTGCAGATTGCTCAACGATGGCATTAAGAGAATGAAGTGCTGCGCCTGCCTTATTACCTGCTGCCCATTTATCCAGCATTTTGCGCGTTGAATTAGTCCTAAAACGATTGTCCATTTGCCATCTAAAACCGGCCATTTGCAAGCCTTCAATAATCGCGGCCATTTCCGGGTGTGAACCTTGATTAAGCATTTCCTGGACAATGTTGTTGCCCATCTTGGGATTGTTCAACCAGGCCATGGGCGCCGTTTTAAGATAATGCGCGGCATCCTTATAGTTACCTTCTGTTAATGATTTTATGCCTAACGCGGCATGGGAGATAACCGCTTCCAGGCTGGTAAATCCGGCATGGAAGGCACTGAATACGCCTAATTGAAACTGGTTAAGCATATTGGCCGCGCCCATGTAGCCTTTAAAGATGTTGCCTACGTATTTGTTGTAATACAGGCTTTGCGACAAATAATTGTTGATAACCTGCCCTACGGCTTCCGGGACATAATAGCGTCCCATCAATACCGGACCGCCCAGTTTCTTTTCATAAGCCAGTTTAACGGTCTTTATACCTGGTGCTAACTTTGCCATGCCTTGTAGTTCAGGCGTACTTCTAACCAGTGCATCAAAAGCTTTAAAGGTATTTGGCGCGATCATCTTCATTAACTCAGGCGCATGAGCATAAATCTCCACCATTTGCGCCACTTGTTCGGGACGCTTTCGGGTATATTTCTTTGGTCCTCTACTGGCTACTTCATCAGCAATCGCCCGTAATTCTTTGGCAATCGTAACCCGTGCTTTCATGTTGGCTGCTTTCGTCGGTATGCCACGCTTACCTAAGCCCTCAGCCTCTTTGACAATACGTTGCCATAAGCCATGGTGCGCATCGATTTGATGGCCTATTTCATGCGCCAGCACAGACGTTTCCGTGTTGTGTTGGGTCACAATGGATTCAGCACCTTGCACCGAATAACCCAGCTTGCCACGGCCAGCATTGACTACTCTTTCATGTTTAATGCCCATATCCTTGGCAACCTGGCTCAAGCCTTCATACATGGCCTTGTCGATATGTTCTTCACCTTTAACAATGCCCGGTCCCCATACGGTACCGTAACGGTCATCAATCGGGACAAAGCCTTCTTGCGCTTTCTGGCCATTGCGAACAAACACCTTCATCCCGTCTTTTTTCATCTGGTTCAAAACGGTATGCGCGGCAATGTACTTATCCATTTCATTCATGGACAAAGCCACTATATCTAAAGGATTGTCTGAAATAGGCTCTAAACCTGCGGCCAGTCCTGCGTTAAAGTCCTGGTAGATACGTTGCTTGGTAAAACCTTTGCTACCTTCTAACGGCCTTTTTGATAGGCTGCTGATAATAGTGCGCTGGGTTTGTTCATCCGTTGCGCCCCGTGGTTTCCATAAATGCTTGAAATAGTTTTCCCTGAGATTTTTTAATACGCCAGTTCCCAATGCCTGCACTTGCTCGGCTTTATCGGCATACATTTTTGAAATGACATCAGCAATGGGTTGTAACTCTGGATGATCGACAAAGAAGCTTTTATCTTCTGAGTCTATACCCTGCATGAAGCCGTAATTTTGCTCTTTAGGCTTGCCCACAAAAGCTTTGTCTGCGGCTATCGTCAAACCTTTTTCGAGTAGATCACGGGCCTTTTGCGCCAGGGTAAGATTTTCAGATTGTTCGACAATTGCTTTATTCATGTCGGCTTGAAAATGGATCTTCTGGACTTCCAGTACACCCTTGATTTCATTGATTTGTCGTGCCACTTCCAGCGCGGCATCGCTCCGGTATTGGGGCGCGGTGGCTCTTACCAATCCGTCCCAGGCTTGACTGGTGCCTTCGGTCACGGTTCTTACATCGGCATTGTTGCGTATTTTGGTAGCGGCTTCCTCAATGTCGCTGCGAACGCTGTAGCGAATGTCGTTGTTGGTGGGAATATCACGGCTAGAATCCAAGCCGCGAGATTTTGAGAACAGGGGACCATTATTGACTTTCCCTGCTAGTTGGCCTAATGTTACATTACCATTAGGCGATGAGGGGGTGATCACCTGACTCTTTGAGTCAGACAGAACCCGGGTTGATCCGACTTCATCGCTTAGTGCTATATCTTCAACCTGATGATAGTAATATCCTCTTCCCCGAATATCATTTTTTACCCTATCAACAACGATACGCACAGAATAGACCTTACCATCTATAGTAACCGCCGCGTAATAAGTCTCATAACCCAGTATATGTTTTTTAGTCTCGGTCTTTGTATTTTCCTCATACCCCGTATAAGCCGATTCTCTAAGTAATTGCGGCAAGATGGCATATAAGCGACGCGATACTATTTTTCTGTTTTTTACTGACGTTTCAATACCGTCACGGTAAAAACCTATTTCATAGCCAGTTTGAGTGTTTGTTTCTTTTATATTCCTGTATTTATTAAGCAGATATTTTGCTAAGGTCTTAGCATCGCCATCAACCGGCATCAAGGGATCGTCAATCAAAGGTATCGGTGTCATTTCCATATCAGGATTATACTGCCATTGCTCGCTTTCCTTATTGCTTGCCAGCGCACCCTGTCCTGACCATTGCGGTGCAGCTTGGGCTTGAACTTTAGCGCCATATTTTGACATAGCGTAAAGGTCGGAAGGGTTCAACCTGGAAACAAAGCCGAAGTTAAGCCCAGCACGTACCAAGGCTATGCGGATCGCGGCAAAGAAGTCCTTGATGGTTTTGAGTAGTTTGCCGGTGAAGGATTGGGGATTCTTGAGATATAACTCAATTATGTGGGCGGCAAATTCTTCCCGTTGATTGGCTACTGCGGTATTAGCAGACACGACCCGTTTAGCGGCATCTAACTCGATCTTGCTGCCGATACCTTTTAAGGCCAGTTCAAAACGTCGTTGCAAATCGGCATCAAAAATCGCGGTAGAGGCTTTTAGTTTGGGATCGGTAGCAAGGCTCCTGTGATAAAGTTCATGGGCTAAAATACCTTCCTGGTTGGCTTTATTCAGCATATCCGACACCAAGTAAACGGTATCGCTTTTAAGGTCATACAGGGCTTGTACGCCAGCTAACGTGTTGCCACTACGGATAGCGGTGCTTAACGCTTCGCCATTAGCCCATAAGTGTTCTGGCAGGTTACGTATGCCTTGAACCACTTGCAGCTTTCCAGATGAAATTAACGCACTAAGGCGCTTCTGGCCGGTGAGCCATGACTTAACCTGCTGGACCGTGCTGCCGGTGGTGGGTGTTGTGGCCTTGCTGTAAAGCGCCGTGCCTTGGGGGGTTTCTTTGGTTTTATAAAGCCCATCCAGCACATGCGTTGCTGAATAAATGCCATTCGGCGTATTCTGCCGTTGCCATGCGCTATTGTTTGGCGACCACTTGAACGCGGCTTTTTTCAATGCAGCACGTACTTCGGTACTGGGTTTTTCGTCAAACAGTATTTGAACTCGCTCGGCTTCGTGATTATTAACAACCTGTGCGCCTTCGTATTCTTTCAACGTGACCGTGCCTTGTTCCCTTTTGGCTTCTTCCTTCGCTTCGTTAGTCTTGTCGCGTAATGCCCATATTGAATTTTTTGGCGATATAAGCGGCTTCTTTAAATCCTTCTGTGTTTCCTCGATTAAATCTAATGCACCATTAACAAGATCGGTTCTGCCTTTATTTGATAATGTTTTTAATCTCCCTACTAAATTACTAACAAACAATGGTCTGGACATTCCTACCGCACCATCATCAATGCTTTTTATAGTGGCTAACGAACTAGCTACCATCTTATTAACACTATCTTGCTGCTCTTTTAATATTTCAGATTGTGGTCGTGAAGCTAAAGCTATCTTTTTTAAATTCTCCTGTCCATTTTTATCAAATTCCAGTAATTCAGTTAAACGATTATGCTCAACATTATTCGCTTTTTCATTGCGCCTTGTTGGGAAGTTTGCGGGGCCGGTTACCATTGGTGATGCGGTTTTTGATTTAGCATTTAAGTGTGCTAATACACGCTTTAAATACCCATCTTTATAGGTTGTAAAGGAATCCTCAATTATGGCTTTATGTGCGTCTGTTTTAGCGTATTTAATAACATCGTCATAGACTTTTTGCATGTGTTCAACATAACCATCCTGTTCTTGTTGTGCGCGTTTTTCAGGCACCATGCTATTCCAAGTATAGGCGTTGTATGCTGTGTCGTAAGGTATGTCATTTTTAGAAAATAAAGGGGGTGATGTTTTTTCACTTTCGTCTTTATTTTCTTTAACCAACGATTCAAGTTTATTTAAAGACTCTTCCCATCCTTTGGTAACTTGCCCGTTTTGGAAGTCTAAAATCTTTTCTTTTGTGCTTAATACAGACTGGTACAACGCATTGTATTGAGCATCATCCTTATAGTTTCCGGTTCCAGCACGTAACAAAGTAACGCCTTCGTTAAAGCTTTGGTACATCTGGTTTACTCTGCCAGAACTTGGCATTTTATCCAGGTCTATACCCTCGCTTATTTTATCGGCTAATGCCTGTCGGTCTTTTTCAAAGTGTGGTCTGGCTATTTTATCAGTCGCCACCGGCTTAACAGGTTCACCAAAAACAGGCTTGCCTTGTTCCTGATTTTCCATCCATAGTACATTTGAATAGGGCGCTTTATTGATGGCTTTGATTGCAGCCAACATAAATTTTCTTAAATCTTCGCCAGCACCTTCAATCTTGGTAGGCCATAAATCTTTCTGGCTTAATGATTGGATTCCGGTTTGCTGTGTTTGTCTACCATGATCCCATTCGGATTGTTGGGTGCGCTTTTTATCTAGCCATTGTGAAGCGGATAATCCTTTAGGCTTAATCAGATTCCGTTCCAGCATTTCAGCGCCTAATCGGTTATAGGCATTAAAATAATCATATAAAAGGGGCTTAACGTTCGCTTCCCAATAATTATGGCCGCGTTGTACAAATTCATTGATAGGCTTGGCTTCGGCCTTAACCGGCTTAACGGCTTCGGCCTTAACAGGTTCCATGGCTGTGGTTTCTTCGCCTAAACTAGCCAAAGCCTCTTGATAGGCGTTATCGAACTGAGTCTTTAACTGTGCTTCCTTGCCCTTGTATAAGTCTGCAATCTGTTCCTTGGTAAAGCCATTATTAGCCGCTATTTGTGCAGCAATTTTAATATCGCCTACCGGATCGGTAGCGTCTTTCCGTAAAGAATCCGCCAAATAGCCTTTAGCCTGTGAGAAGCCATCAATTTGTGCAAAGTTTGGCTTGAATGTGGGCGTTGCGTTTGATGTGTTGCGGGTTTCCCTAAAGCCTTCTGACGCTAAAACTTTCTTCTTGAAGTCCTCAAGGTGTTCTTTGGTGTTCAGTACCTTAAATATTCCATCGCCAGGAACATCGAAAGTAACCTGTCCATAGGTATTTTTTAAGTCACCAATAGAGTCATCATTTTCAAGCCTATGGTTAATAGCCTCTTTTATTTCTTTCTGTGATGGACTTCTTTTATGGTTAAGATCAATAGTCCTCGCTCTATTTTCGGCTATTTCATAACGTGCCTTTTCAATAGACTCATTCGTTACATCATGGGCCTTTAAAATTGCTGCATCAATATCCTTAATCAGCCCTTCACGCATTTCTGTTTTAGGTACGTCTATCTTGTTAGCGGCCTTGTTGATGGTCTTTTCAACAACAGTCGGCGTTACACGCTCTATGTGGTCGCCTTCTATGTGCTGTTCAGCCTCGCTTGTCTGTAACGAATTAAAATCAATGCCCTTAATCCGGTCATAGCCAAAGCGTCCACGCGCCCACCCGGTTAAATCTTTTTGAGTTTTACCTGCCTCTTGAATCTCCTTTGTTTCGGCATCTGAAAACCCATTGATACCTTGAGTTTCTGTCTGGGCTTGGGGAGGTTCCGCTTGCACATTGCCTTTATTAACGAGGCTTTTTCTAACAGCAATAAAGCCCCCTTTTATGGGTTCAATATTAAAATCCTCAACTTTCTGACCTATGCTGCGAATCTTTAATGCGGCAATCTTTTCGTTTGGAAATGGCTTATCATTTTTACCGGCAATATAAGGCAGGTCTTTCCACGCTTCTGTAGCCTTCTCGCCGGTCAAGTCAATATTATCGCGGTGAATCATGCCATCAATTTTTCTTCCATCGCGGTTAAATCGCCTAAGCATAGTCCTGTCTGAATCAAGCTCTCGTTTATCAACAAGATGACTGCTACCATAAGTATCTTTTACCTTTACAAGTTCAGCCTTAACCTGTTCAGCCTTGGCTTCGGGCGCTTCTGACTGGGCTTGTGACTTGGCTTCCGGTGCGGGTTGTTCGGCCTTGCCCGGCTCGGCCTTGGCCGTGGGCTGGGCGGTTGCTTCTTTGTCGATAAGGTCTTGTATTATTTTTGCATGAGTTTTATTCACGCGATTGTATTCGATAGCGGATTTTATGTGATTCTTAAAAGTTTCATCCGTATTGTCTCTTAACGTAGCCGACACAACATTCCACGCATCAACAAGACCTTTTGACTTATCGGTTTCTAATAATGCCTTGTAGTGTTCATCTACCTTTGTTTGCAATGCGCCTTTTGAAGTAACCGCCGCTGGTGCGCTTTCTTGAATAGGCGTCGGCGGTGTTGTTGATTTTGCTTGCACAATCCACTTATCGCCCTGCTGTACCGCCGTATGGGTTTCCTTAGCCTTCTTTAACTGGATGGCAAGGTTAGCGCCTTTCTCGCTCTTAAAAGTCTGTGGCTGGCCGTTTTTGGTGAACATCGGCGCTTCTGCGGTAGGCGCTTCGGACTTGGGTGCTGGCTGCGTTGGTTTGGTTTCGGTTTGTGTGGGTTTTCCATAGTTAGCTTCGCGTGAGTCAATTTCCTTAATAACAGACCTATACTTTTCACTGTAATCATGGCCTTCTTGCGTTTGTAATGCTGGATTGATTTTATTGTCAATAATCCCTGGTGTGCGATTAGCCCAACTATTTAATTCATTTCCAGTACGTTTTTCTTCAGCCTTGAGTTCCTTGTCAGAAAGATTTTTTAGACTATCAGCATAAGGCCTATTGGCTTTCTCTGCCGCTAACCAGAGATAGTCCTTAAGCACTTTATCCGGTATGTTTTCACCACTCTTGAAAGCTTTTTCAACGGCATCACGGTGTCCGCCATTATCTATTCCCTGACGTGCAGCTTCTTCACTCGTCATTTCCCAAGGTTGCTTCAGTCCAGAAGCCAATCCCTCAGCCGTTCCAGTCTGCTGGGCTGGTGTTTCTTCGCTAACGCCCGTAGTGCTGGGCTTAGGTGTACTTGTTCCTTCGGGTGCTTTTTGTTGTGCGCCAGGAGTTGGTTTAGTTGGTTTTGCAGGTGCTTCATAGGGTGCTACATCTTCAGGGTTAAATGTCCAAGGGTCAACGGCTTCGCCTCTTTGTATTGCGTTGAATTTATCCTGGTCAAGATAATCATTACCGCCAAGGTGCATCAACTTCGTATCGTCGGCGGGGTCAATATGCGTCGGCGTAAATTCAGCGCCCAAGGGTTTATTCTCAGGCGCTGTCTTTTCTTCTAGCAGGGTTTTTTGCCCGGCTTCGGGGGCATTTTTTCCTGTGATTTCTTCGGCTTTGCCATGTGGCTTCTCCGGTTGGGTGAGTGTGGCCGCTGGTGCGGGTGAAATTATTGGTTGTCCTTGGGATTGTCCTCCTTCCTCCGTAGTACCTTGTTGTCGTCTTCCTTCCTGCGTAAATGTTTGTTGCCCTGTTCCAAGTCCTTTAATTTCAGGCATTGTCGTCTCAACTCCCCGTGTAACAGGGCTGTTGCGTCCTGGTAATTGTCCTTCGCTCGTTGAATTGATTCCGTTTGCCAATTTATTTCCTGCTCCAAATTGCTGATTAACGCCTTGATATTCAGCATTTCCAGTGCGTTGTATTCCTGCCGGGCTGACAGTTTCTCCTGTTGCTGTAACAGGTCTGTTAGCTGCTGTTGCAGTTCTTCCAAGGATGGCATTTTCTGCACCTATAGGGGTTGTTTCTGTTGTAACTTCAGGGGTTACTGGTTGTATAGGTGCTTGGGTTGCGTCTCTGGCTCTGGTGAGAGGGCCTGCTGGTGGCGTATAAGGTTGTTGCCATCCTTGTTTAGCACCTACACCCAATCCTAATAACGCCATAGGAGCGGTGGCTATTGTCGTTTGTTTGGCCGTTTCGCCTGCGCCCTGTTCTGGTATCCCCCATTCTTTCTGAATAGGGTTTTGCACAACATTAGTGGCTTGTTCTTCAAGATTTTCACCTAATAATGTACCGCCCCCCTTAATACCACCTGTTATCAAGGCACGTTTTAACGGACTGGTAATAGTTCCAATAGCCTCTCCTACACGACCTAACGGGGATTTCATTAAGGCATACTCGCCTAAAGCCCCTAATGATTCACCAGCGGATTCTGCTGCGCCATAAAGTTGTGGTTTTCCGGTAGCGTTAAGCTTATCCTGCATAGCTTTGGCTTCAACGGGTGTTAATGGCGGTTGGCCCGCTTGTTCACGCTCATAATTGGCTTTATCAATATTTTGCCGTATAGCTTGGTTTTGAGACTGTTTAGCCATCCCTAAGTAACTGGCACCAGTTCCGGCCAATGCGCCTACACCTGCGCCAACTGCTGTTCCTACGCCTGGAACAACACTTCCTAAAGCGCCGCCTATTTTGGCTCCTGCTACCGTAGGTGCTATAGCAGCCATAGATGAACGCATACTGGGAGCAGTATTGTAAATATCTCGCATGGTCGCTTTATCACCAAACAAGCCACCAAACGCAGGTTGATCCGCACCCGTTTGATTGGCAAAAGCAGTATCTTCCGCTTGCTGTTTAGCAATTAACTCATCAACTTTAGTTTGTTCATCGTAAGGTGTGCCGCCTTCATAGGTCTGAGCTACCATAGCCGGCAATCCCTTGAACGCTTGCCCCAAAGTTCTGCCATACGCACCTAATGTAGTAGCACTCGTCTGGCTTTTCACATAGTCATCATAAGATGGCGTTGCAGGCTTTATCGGTTCTGGATTCTTTTTAAAATCCTCATAAGATGGAATAGCCATAACGATTAACCTTGTTGGAACATTTTATAAATTTCAGGGAAATGCTTTTGTAAATAATCAGCCCCAAGCTTTTGTTTATTGGTATCGGTTGAGTGCATATCCTTAACAGCTTTAGCTGCATCCGGTGTCATTTTATTACTGGTATCGCCGGCTTGATCTGAGCCACTCACTGAATAACTTTTTGTTTTAGGATCATAAACCATGAATCCGCCCGGTTCTTCGCCGGTAACAGCGCCCATTTCGTTATAGGTTTTACGGTTATTAAGCTGAGTAGGCTTGCCCAATTCCATTTCTTTTAAATTTCTTGCTTGCTCCATCTTCGCCGCTTCGGTTGCGCCTAGTGCTGCGCCCTGTTCGCGGTTAGCAGCCATGGTTTGATTGAACTGGTTGGCTTGCTGCTGGTTTTGCGATTGATTACTTTGCAAACGGCCTGCGTATTCCAAAAACGCCATCGCTTCTTTTTTGCCGCCGTAATCAGGACTCATTAACGTAGCTATCGCCTGCTGTGTCTGTGCGTTTAGATTGGCTTGTTGGCCTTCCTGCTGCCGTTCGGCCTCGCGGTTTCTGGCCCAGGCGTATCGGTCATCGACAATCTTGGCTTGTTTGGCCCTTTCATTATCCCGTTTCTCCTTGGTTAGTGGATCGGCATTAAGCGCCAGGGTTTTATCCAGTTCTGCCAGGGATTCAGGGGTTGACCGTCTACGTGCGCCTAACTGTCTGACATATTTCAAGTCATCAGGATTTACGGGGGCGCCTGATTTTTGATAAACCAGATTACCCTTTATCATCGCGGTAGGTTCGCCATTGACAACGGGTGTTTGTGCAAACTTCTGGTAATCCTTCAAGGCGACGGGTGCTGCTGATTCTCTGCCACTGGTGTCGTTCATGGTGCTGGTTATTTGTTCCATGACAGGACGTGTATCTTTGGGTGTCCAGGACATGGAGTAATCTTTCCCTGACATGGTTTCCCTGCCTGTTTTCGGATTAACGCCATAGGTTGAGGCTGTTGGAACGGCGGTTTGCGCTATTTGTCCGGTTTGCGTATTTCCGTTATTTCCGTTATTTCCGTTAGGTCCGGCTTGTGTTTCCGGTATCGCCGGTTTATTGACTGAGGTGGCTTGTCTTTGGGGTTGTGTTGTTGTTTTTACAGTGGGTGCAGGTGCATTTGCTGTAATCTTATCCGATAAAGTATTTAGAAAATCGGGTGTATCGTTTTTAGTAAAAACAGGCAATGGAGTATTCATAGCTCCGCGCACCTTATTCATACCCAGTTCCAATCCTTTCTCTGCCCATCCTGGTTCGCGCTGTGGAAACATATTTTGTAATTTACCCCTTAATGCCGGGTCTTGTACGCCACCAACAGCATTGGACGCAAAATCACGCGCCGCGTTTATATCAAATGGACTGGCTTTCAATCCTTGGTATTTTAGGGATGCTTGCGCGGGGTCCGTTTCAATAACAGGATTACCCGCCGTGCTTTCATTTAAAAAGGCTTGATTTTCAGGTGTTGTTTTTAAAGTCCTGGCCCATTGTGTTTTGGGCTGTACAATTTGATTAGGTACAGTCACGTCGCCGTTATAAGATTGGTTCCATTGCGCTTGAGGTTGAGGCTTAGGACGAAAAGAAGGCGGCGCTTCACCCGTCCGTATATCGTTTATCGGATTGGCTGTATAACCTGTACTGTAAAACTTAGGCGCTTCTGTTAATATGGGTTTACCGCCAACATGTTTTCCTAAAGCTTCGCCTGTTCTTATATCGGGGGTTGGATTTCCCGTATATTGCTCGCCATATAAATCTACAGCGGGCTTTTTCTTTGGGTCCACAAAAACACTGGCTGCGGCATTGACTACGCCATCCTTAACCGTTGTCTTAGCGCCCAACTGAGGCGGTACGGCGGCAATCATCTTCTTGAACGTACCAAGTCCAAAATGTTTAACCACTTTCGCCGGGATCACAACCTCTCCCTTTGATAGTTTGGCGGGAATTGAATCCGAAGTTGCCGTGCCTGGGCCTTTTACTTCGCCGCCTTTCGCCAGTTTTCGGGGGTTCTTGGCTTCTTCAGCAAGTTGTACATCTTCTTCAGGCAAGGTTCCCATGGTGTTCTTTTTGGTAAACGGATTGTAGCCGGTTGGCAAGCCTGGTTGTGGCCGTGGCGATAAGTCGGTTACGGGCTTTAACAGCGGCGTGTAGGGTTGTCGGGCTGGCTGGTTTGACGCTTGTGCAGGCGGTGGGTAGTTCGGATCGCGGCTGTATTTGTTGCCTAATCTGAGAACACCTGGGATTTTGGTGGGTACATAGTCGCCATTGTCAGCGGCTTTAGGTTGTGGCTTGGCCATGATCTTTTGTCCTGTGCAGGAGGGGTACGCCTCGCGGCGTTCTATGGCTGGATTATCGGCTTGTTTTTATTGGTTTTCAAGCGGTTATTTGCTTTCATCAGGATCGTATTTAACCCCGCAAAATGGGCAGTAGGTAAAAATTAGATGATTTTTTTTGTGTCTTGATATGATATTTCCAGACTTATCACTAAAAACACAATACTTATAAATCATCATTTGGGCTTTTTCAAGAGTTGATAATTTTGGGTTTTTCCCTAAAGGGATATACCCATCTAGCGTAATCAGATGACCACTAGCAAAAGGCGTTTTAAGCTTCCAAGCGGAAAGTAAGCTTTCGGTAACTTCATCTCTACAATTACAGGCCATATCAGCTATTTATCAGCCTGCCGACCAGGTAGGCAACAACAAACACCAGCAGGTATTCAAGGTACATTGTTTCATCTGGTGAAATTGTCATCGCTATTCAACAACACTGAATTTTTAACAGGTATTCATACATCACACGGTTATGTCTGGCATCAGCAAGCGCGTTATGCTCGCCTTCTTTTTGTTCAGGTAACTTGTGATTTCCCAGGGAATCGCATAATTGCTTAATATCACAAGTGTACATAGGCCAACCTTTAGGTAAGTCCATCATTGTCCCGAATAACTGACACAATGCAACATGGTCATAGTCCGCGTAGTAGGCCCAAAATTCAGGCTTACCGTATTTTTCAGGATTACAAAAGTCTAAAATAGAATTTTTAATTTCTAAGCGTGATTTGTATTCATCAGGAATGTGTGTATTACTTACGCCAATACCTCTAACATCTTTACCTAATGAATAAATCTTGGTTTCTATTTTTGGAAGATGAATAAGGACATTTTCTTTAACCCAGTCAGACGCTTTATTAGCATCAAACTCCGTGCTAATCGCATAAAACTCTCTGCCATCCTCAGCCACCATGCCTATTGAAATAAGGTCTATCGTTAATCCATCGTCTATGAATTCGCAATCGTAGTAATAGCGCATGTTTTTACATTGTTTCTTTTTGGGAAATGGTCATTAGCTTAGGCAATAGCAATCATTTAGACCGTTCTGGATAGGGACTATTAAAATACCTTCCGCACTGTCTTTTGTATTCAAGCCCGATAGATTCATTACAGCCTGACAAATTCGAGTCTCTGTAAACTCCGGGCGTGTCCAGTCCACCCTCTAACAATCCTTGTGTACCATCCTTACGGCTGTTTGCGCCATGCCTTGTTTACATGGCAGGTTGGCCTATTCCCCAACCTATCGAGTTACCCGGTTTTTACCCCAGGCTGGTGCTTGAATACTTTGTGAGCGGCTGGCATATTCCCACCGAATTTGACTTTATTAGCGGTTTTACTGTCTAATATTACTTAATACTTAATAGGCCATATTGCTTATTGAGTATTTGTAACCTAATAGTAGGAGGCTCAGTCCTCTATTAGTTAAATCTACCGGGCGTGTTGGGCCTTGTAGTCGGTGGCTTGGAACTGGTGAGTTCGCAAGTCACAAATATTAAATAAAAGCCCTGTTAGTCTTAGACTTTCGGGGCTTTTTAATGTCTGAGCTATTCTAACCCACTTTCTTTATTTTCACGT